ACCGTGCTAAACACCGTGCTAAACAAGGTTCCCGCTATTTAACGTACTTTATAGTCCGCGCAAGATTCTTCTTGACATTGGGGCCGGGATTTGAGATAATTATTACGGTAAGGAGGTGGTATGATCTTTCTCGTTATTTTCGGACTATGGGGATTTTTCACCCTTGCTAGTGAATTAGACGGTTGGTTCCAAATCGACCATACCGTCAAACCAGGACCGTATACCCCCGAGGAAATCGCCCGCCGCGAGAAGGCTCTGAAGGCTCTGAAGGCTCTGAAGGCTCTGAAGGCTCTGAAGGCTCTGAAGGCTCTCAAGCAAATGGGGTGGAAGTGACTTCGAACGCCGATCTTCAACGATGGTTCGATAAAGCTAATTTTAATTACTTTGGTAACAAACTTCCGAAAACCCCTGTTCGTTTCGGCAAAGCCGTGGCCGGAAAAGAACAATGCCTCGCTCATACGACCTCTGAATATGTGAAAAAAAGTGGAAAAAGATTAAACTCTAAGATAGTGATATATAAAGGTTTAAGAGAAGATTGGTTTCAAACAACGGTAGTAATTGCTTTGCTGCACGAGATGGTGCATTTGAAATTCCACGCCGCGAAAACTGGTTTAATCCGTCATGATTGTAAATCTGGAAAAGGGGTGTTCGCCCGCGAAATGAAAAGACTTGTACGACACGGAGCGTTCGACCATCTGCTGTAGCCGTTTGTGGGCCTCCCGGAAAGAACCCTCACGTATTATCAATAGGTTACAACGTCTTGGAGGAAGGTAGAGGCCCCAAAAATGAATACCACGCCAAAGATTTATATTCCCAAATTTGATGAATGCCAATTTGAACCTTATTTTCAACACTATGGAGGCGGATTTCCTAAATGGAAGAGGGATGAGTATCCGTGGATGTCTTCGAGATCGACATATTGGTCTTTAAGCCGCGCGGCAGGAAATTCAGGATGTTACCTCCATTCAAATGAAGATGGGCAAGAACGAGAAGCTATTAACGAAGCCCGTCTTCTCACAAGTGCTTTACACAAAAGTATTACAAAAAACAAGCCGCTTTCCAAAGGGTGGGAAAATCTTCTAGGCTGCAATCTGATTGAATTTAAAGAACATATTGAAAGACAATTTAAACAAGGAATGTCTTGGACGAGTTGGGGAGAATGGCATTTAGATCATATTCGACCTCTGGCTTCTTTCGATTTAGATAATCAAGAAGAACTTTTAGAATCATGTAACTATAAGAATTTTCAGCCTTTATGGGCTTTTGACAACTGTTCGAAGGGAGCCAAATGGACGCTCCGGTAAACGAACATTGGGATGGAAAGAATCTAAGAAGGCTAAAAACCCATAAAAAAATCCGTCCCGAGTGGGCCAACAGTGAGCGGGATGTTATGAAACACCTTCTCCGTTCTCACAACCTCACCCGCAGATTTCAAATTGCCTGTATGTATTGGATAGAAAATCGCACAGCCAAAGACATCGCTAACCGCCTCCATACAACTATAAATGCAATAAAATGTGTAATTAAGAAACTTAAAGGGTCTCAAAGGGACCGTATTTCTTTATATCTATGAAGAGGTAAGATTTTGAGTGTCCGAAAGCCAACTAAAAGAAGTCTGACATATTGGGAGAAGATTCTTCGCAAAGAAGGATTGGATATGAGTCAAGGACTTAATCCTCAACACGAATCGCATGTTGGCTCTTTAAACGACTTAGCGGTTATAGAAGAAATTAAGTTTGCAGAGTCGGCAGGTTGTGGCGGCGGTCGTAGAGTTAAACCAAAGGGACACGGGCCGGATCAATAAATGGATTGCTCCTATCAAACCATATATTCTGGATATGTAAAGTTTTGCAACATCGTTGATGTCAAGCCCTTGGTGTTCGAAGACTGGATGGTCGCCCGCGAGGGGCTTATCCAGAAATCAGACAAGGCATCAGAATTCTTAATTTCACGCACGGCGGATAGCGGCTCGAACTACGATCAAGCAGTTCAAGTAATCTAAATATCCGCCAAAGTTTGCGAGGCGCTGGCCCAAGCGGTGGGGGCCGATGGGACTGTGGAAGGACGCCCATTTACCTCGCATGTAATGTTGTTCCGGCGTCTGAAGCAATCCGTTTATTCCGTGGACTCGCGGTTATCGAGCACCCGAAGCCGAGACAGATGGGCATTAGGGAACTTTTAATATCCGGGGGCAACGACGGGTGGTTTCATTCCCTTCTACACCACCCCGCCCCCGGTTCGTATTGATAAAGGACACTATGGATGAAAAAGAAGTTCCAACGCTAAAAGCGGGCAACACGACTAAGAACCTTTGGGGTCTTAATCCCAAGGCAACCCCCGTTATTGATGCGCCGAGTCCGGATGCGGACGAGCCAGATACCGAAATCCCAGAGCCGCGCAAATCGACAGACGCCGCATACTTCCTTGGGCGCATCCTCGGGTTGGAAGATCGCCTTGACCGGCTAGAAGACAAAATTGCCTTGTATAATCTTCGCGCCGCCCATCGAATTTGAGGAATAATGACACTATCCACAGAATCTAAGTTAGCAATTCTCGAAGCGCGGATCGCCGCCATCGGCCTCGAAAACCAGTTGTTCAAAATGCGGGACGAGTTCGAAGCCAAGAGAAAAGAAGCAGAAAAGGCTGGCGCGGCTCTTTTGGAACGAGTCAAATCGGAGGCAGTTGAGATCGGCCTCGATATTGAGAAGCATTCTTTCGACCTGGACAAACTAGAGTTTGTTGCGAAACCCGAAGAAACCCCCGCACCCTAAATGGTTACGATAGTCCTCAAAGGGGGTGTGGGCAACCAATTTTTCCAGTACGCTTTCGGTCGCCGCCTCGAAGCCGAGGGAAACGAAGTAGTTTTTGACCGCTCGGGGTTGGATTCGGATACAACACGGACTTATATCCTTGACCGTTGGAACACCAGGATCAGGTTCGGAAAACCGGGCGGAACACGAGTCAACGAACCCAATCTTCTCTACAAGCCCGAGTTCATAAAGAAGTACGACGAAGACGTTACGTTAGACGGCTATTGGCAGTGCGAGAAGTATTTCCTGCCGATTGAATCGGAAATTCGCAGTGAACTAACCTTGCGGGAAGCCCCGAGTCATAAGACTTTAGAAGTCCTTGAAAAAATTCAAAAAAATAGCGTTTTTATTCATGTTAGACGTACTGATAATGTTTCAGTTCGCGGCATGGCGTTTCATGGGTTGTGCGGGCAAGAGTATTTTACAGAAACGACAAAGTACGTTTCTGAACGAGTAGAAAACCCGCAGTTCTTTTTATTTTCGGACGACATCGAATGGTGCAAGGAGAACATCAAAATAGATTTTCCCACCATCTTTGTTGACCACAACACTCCCGGAGTTACTTCGGACTCGGAATACTTTCTTACTAAAACAGACAATGGGACCGAACACGAAGATTTGTTTTTGATGTCGCAATGCGGACACGGGATTATGGCCACGAGTACGTTCAGTTGGTGGGCCGCGTGGTTGGTTCAGAATTCCAATAAAATAGTTGTTACACCCAAGCGGTGGTTTGTTGGCGACTTCAATCAATGGAGCGCGGATATTATCCCCGAATCTTGGGTGCGAGTGTGAGTTACCTCAGTATAGTATTTGTCGGCAGCAATGCAGAATACGGGGGTGATTTTCTGGGGCGGATGCAGAATTGCGTTAATAATCTGTTTCGTCTCGCTGAAAAATACAAACTTGATTCTGATTTGACTTTGGTAGAGTGGAACCCTCCTCCGAATCGTCCTAGAATGGCCAAAGCAATTGATTGGTCGCGAGTGACGATTCCGGTTAAGATTATTACAGTTCCCAAAGAAACGCACGAAAGTCTTCCTAATCCGCACGGCGAGAAGTTTTTCGAATACATCGCAAAGAATGTAGGCATTCGCAGGGCGGCGGGAAAATTTGTTTTATCGACTAACCCTGATAATGTTTACAGCGAAGAACTGATTGCGCGATTGGCGCGGCACGATCTCGAAGAAGATTGCTTCTATAGAGTCAACAGAAGCGATACACGAGATGGGAAAGTAATCGCCACGCACTATTCAGATAAAAGTATAGTAAACGGAAAGCAAGTTTCATGGGGTGCTAGTCCGGATACGGACGGTACGTTTGACTATCCCACATTAGGACGGCTTCCGATTCTACACTTCAACGCTTCAGGCGACTTCATTTTGATGGCCAAGAAAAGATGGGAAGAAATTAAAGGCCATCCCGAAGTTCCTTACAGCCTTACTGTGGACGGGCAAACGCTATACTTGGCTGCACGAAATTCGCAAAAACAGGTAATTTTGAGCGAACCGATGTACCATGCCGACCATAGCCGGTCGGATAAGTTTTGTCCTGTATGGGACGACAGAAAACCTTTTGGAACAAAAAACGAATATAATTGGGGATTAGGAAATGCTGTCGCGGTCTACTGAACTGTGTAAGTTAGCCAGCAAGTGGACAACCGACAAGGCTCTTTTCTATACTCCTTTTTACCATGAATTGCTCAAGGACAGACGAAATATTAAAAAGGTTCTTGAATTTGGAATTGGATATCCCGAAATAATGCACGGTTCTGTCGCTCGTCTAGGGTTGACAGGATACATCACCGGCGCTAGTTTGTTTATGTGGCAAGAGTATTTCCCGGAAGCACAGATTTTTGCATTAGATAACAGACCTGAGACTTTTATAAATGAAGGCAGAATCCAGTCATTCTATTGCGATCAGGGAAATGAAGATTCTTTCAACGCAGCAACTAACATTACTGGTGGTGGATTTGATTTAATCATAGATGATGGTTCTCACATCCCTGAACATCAGATTCTATCGACAAAAATGTTGGTTCCGTTGTTGAACGAAGGCGGGATTTATGTCGCGGAAGACGTAAACGAACCCTTCGATGTTTTACAGTCTAAGATTTCTTTTCCCTCCGAAATCAAAACATTTTATAGAAGCGATTTGCCCGAAGGACAGAATACGGCGGCAGTTTTAGTCATAAGAAAATGATAACGCAGCAAACCTACGACGCTCAGTTGCAGCAGTTCATAAGTGAACAAGACGGCAGGTTTCCTGTTATCGATACGCTCCCTTGTTTAAATGATAGCGTTAATAATCACGACTATTGCCCGGTCTACTTGTATCATACTGGATGGGCGGCAAGGGTTCTAATGCAGTCGCGTCCTGCTGAACATGTTGATATCGGCAGTTTGCTTTATTTTGTTGGAATTGCTTCTGCCATAGTTCCTATCAGATCGTATGATTTTCAACCCGTATACATCCCCTTGCCGGGAGTTACTACGGGACACGCCGACTTGACAAAACTCCCATTCAAGGACGGAGAAATCAACTCTCTGTCTTGTATGCACGTAATGGAGCATGTTGGTCTTGGACGATATGGCGATCCGCTGGATGTTCAGGGCGATCTGAAAGCGGCTGAAGAATTAAAAAGAGTTCTTGCTCCGGGCGGACAACTTTTGATTGTATTGCCGATTATGGGCAAACCTAAAATTGAATTCAATGCTCATCGTGTATATTCTTATAACATGATAATGGATATGTTCAAGGGGTTGGAGTTAAAAGAATTTACTCTTATTCATCTTCCTGAATATATTCCGAACGCCGATCCCAAACGAGCCGACAAAATGGCGGGGGAAGGTGCGGGTTGTTTTTGGTTTATAAAGGAATGAAGAATATATTAGTTACAGGCGCGGGAGGATTCATTGGCCATCATTTAGTCAAAAGGCTAAAAAAGGACGGCCATTGGGTGCGCGGGGTTGATATTAAAAACCCCGAATTTGAATTAACCTATGCCGATGAGTTTCTGAGGCTAGACCTTCGAGAATATACAAACTGTCTTGTATCCGTTAAGGACATTGATGAAGTTTATAATTTAGCTGCCGACATGGGTGGTATCGGATACATCACCGAGCATCTGGCGGACATTGCTCGTAACAATATTCTTATTAATGTTAATATGTTGGAAGCAGCAAAGGTTAAAAAAGTAAAAAAATTCCTTTTCTCTTCTTCGGCTTGTGTTTACTCACAGAGCAGGCAACATGATGAAAATGTTACTCCCTTAAAAGAAGCGGATGCTTATCCCGCCGATCCCGAGCCTGGATATGGGTGGGAAAAATTGTTTGCAGAACAGATGTGCGAGTATTATCAAAAAGATCACAAATTAGATATACGGATTGTTAGATTTCATAATGTCTACGGTCCTTTAGGCACGTACGAAGGTGGAAAAGAAAAAGCACCCGCAGCCGTGTGCCGAAAAATGGCGGTAGCTATTGATGGGGATGAAATAGAAGTTTGGGGAGACGGCCAGCAAACCCGATCTTTCATGTATATAGACGATTGTGTCGAAGGATTGGTCAGACTGATGTCTTCGGACTATCAGAAACCTCTTAATTTAGGAACAGAAGAACTTATTTCAGTAAACGGATTGTTTAACAAAGTTGGAGATATCGCCAAAAGACCGTTTTCCAAGAAACATGATTTAACAAAACCCCAAGGAGTTAGAGGCAGAAACTCTGACAATTCGAAACTTCGTGAAGTTCTTGGTTGGGAACCTTCTATCAATTTAGACGAAGGCTTGAGAAAAACATACGAATGGATTGAATATACAATTCTCCATCGTGTTTCAGCAACCAAATGGGATTCTGAAGGCGGGGAGCACAGCTTACGATTAGACTTTCCTATAAATAATCAGAGTTTGGTTTACGAAGTGGGTGGGTATCGGGGTGAGTGGGCCGCACAGATAGCTAAAAAATACAACCCCACAATCCATATTTTTGAACCTGTCGCAAACTATTACAAAGAACTATTAAGTCGATTTAGAGAAAACTCCCGAGTCCAAATATTCAACTATGGTCTTTTGGACCATGCGGATTGGAAAGACATCTATTTAGATGGCAGCGGGTCTAGTTTATACGAGGAAAAACCAAACTGTGAAAGAATCCAGTTGGTTGACATATCAACTTTGCCGGTTCCGGACGTAATCAGTATCAATGCGGAAGGGGCGGAATACCCTTTATTACAGAGAATGTTAGAAACAGGTTGGGCACAAAAGTGCAAACACATTCAAATCCAGTTTCACAATGTTCATGTAGGTGCGCGGGACTTGCGTAAGAAAATTCGACAAGCTTTATCAACGACGCACGAAGAAGTTTTTAATTATCCTTTTGTTTGGGAGCGATGGAGCTTGAAAACCCAATAAAAATGTATCAAATCCAGTCCTTCTACGAACAGTTTTTGAGATCGGACGATTTGGTGTTTGATATTGGAGCTAACATCGGTTCGAAAACTGAGATTTTTAGAAACATAGGTTGTAAAGTGATATCAGTCGAACCGCATGATTCGTGCATACCGATACTCAAAAATAAATTCGTAAATGATAGTCAAGTTATTATATTACGGAAAGCCCTTGGCGCTTCCGCAGGATCGGCACAGTTAATTACAGGAGAAGCGGCTTGCATTTCTTCTTTATCTCCTGAATGGGTTGCGGCAGTCACCAAGACCGACCGATTTGGCGGATATAAATGGACAGGAAAACAAACGGTTGAAGTTACCACTCTTGATACTCTGGTTTCCTTCTACGGTGTTCCCGCTTTTATAAAAATAGATGTTGAGGGTTTTGAACATAAAGTTTTAGAAGGATTGTCTCAGCCCGTAAAAGCTCTTTCTTTTGAGTTTACGCCTGAGTATCTAGAATCGGCAGAAAAGTGTATAAAGCATCTTGAAGGTCTGGGTTCTGTGGAGTTCGCTTATTCGGTAAAAGAAACGACGGAAATCCGCCCATTGTGGGTTTCTGGTAAAGAACTTCTAGAGACTCTTAAAGGGTTTGTAGGAGATACTCAATTATACGGGGATGTGTACGCTAGATTCGTATGACCGTCGCACTACTTCTGATCGCCACAAGTGAACGATATTGGCAGTATATTAACCCATTAATTGAGTCGGCAAAGAAATTTTTTGTTCCCCATGAAACTTTACTTTTTACAGATAGTCATAAAAGTTATGGGGCCGATTACCAAGCATACGAGAAAAATCTCGGGTATCCGCAAGCTACATTAAAAAGGTATCACACGTTTCTTGGAATTCGCGATCTGTTAGAGCACGATTTCAATTACGTTTTTTACGTAGATATTGACGCAATTTTCGTAAGTCCGGTGGGTGATGAAGTATTCTCCAACGGAATCACCGCGACTCTTCATCAGAACCAGAAAGTCGATACGCTGATTGAAACCGATCCACGCTCTACTGCGTATCTCCTAAAAGCAGATCAATATTTTTGTGGTGGATTTAATGGTGGAACAACCCCGGCATTTCTAAAAATGGCCGAGACGATCAGTAGGAACGTGGACATAGATGAATCGCGGGGCGTGCTTGCAAAGTGGCACGATGAGTCGCATTTGAACCGCTATCTGTCTGATAATCCTCCGTCTAAAGTTTTGTCATCCGATTACTGCTACCCCGAACCAGAACTTCATAAACCCTGCAATCCTAAGATTGTGTGTTTGGATAAAAGTTTGCGAGGCGGGCGTTGAAAGTTTCGGTCATTGTACCGCTGTACAACAAAGCGGAGTTCGTTGGACAAACCATCGAATCGGTTCTTGCACAAACCTACAAAAACTTTGAAGTAATAGTCGTAAACGACGGATCAACGGACGATTCGGAAAAGATAGCTGCAAAATATCCAACCAAACTGTTGAATATCTCCAATCGCGGGATTGCCGGAGCAAGAAACGCCGGAGTTTTGAATTCAATAGGCGAAGCAATTCTTCCATTGGACGCGGATGATTGGATCGACCCGACATATTTAGAAAAAACAGTTCCGATGATAAGATGCAATGTCGGATTTGTTTCAACCGACATGCAGAGATTTGGGATGCAGGATCAATGCCTGCCCGCCAAGATTAAAACAGCGAAAGAAGCACTAGAATATAATGAAATTCCGGTTTGCTCTCTTATCCGCCGAGAAGCCTTCTTAGAAACGGGCGGGTACACCCCAAGAGTTCCAGGATATGAAGATTGGAACATGTGGGTTGAGATTTTGAAACGCGGCTGGAAAATGGCGGTAGTGAACGAGCCTCTATTTCATTATCGCGTTCTTCTAAATGCCGCGAACGCAGAAGCCGACAAACGCCGAGAAGAATTTACGAAAATTATTCAAGACTTTCACAAAGATGTATGAAACCAAAACGAATTGGGAATTGGAGAAAAACGGCTCTGCTTCTTTATCGTAAATTGCAGGGCAATCGCTGTATTCGGTGCTCATTTCCCGTTGATATCCCGAAAGATGGGGTTTTGTATACAATACACGATTCCTTCGCACTTGCTCATCGGCGCAGATGCAAACCGATTCGATAATGAATATTGATAAAATCAGAGAATACTGGAATCGCCGTCCATGTAACATCATGCACTCCGCAAAGGAAGTCGGAAGCAAAGAGTATTGCGATGAGACAGAGCGCAGAAAGTATTTTGTAGAACCGCATATTCCGGCATTCGCGGAGTTTGAGAAATGGCGCGGCAAGAAGGTTCTTGAGATTGGTTGCGGGATCGGAACGGACACGGTAAACTTCGCCCGCGCAGGGGCGCAAGTAACGGCGATTGACTTGTCAGAAAAATCTATTGAAGTTGCCCGCAAACGTTCAGAAGTGAACAACCAAAATATTCGGTTTTATCAGGGCAATGCCGAGAAACTTTATTGTACGGTTCCGCTTCAGTCTTTTGATTTGATCTACTCTTTTGGAGCGATTCACCATACGGTAAATCCCGAAAAAATACTGAAACAGATTCGATTGTATTCAAGACCGTCTAGCACAATCAAGATTATGGTCTATCATAAGTTCTCTTGGAAGGTGTTGCGAATCCTTGTGATTTATGGAAAGTGCCAGTTTTGGAAACTCAAAGAACTGATTGCAAAGTATTCGGAAGCGGAAACCGGCTGTCCTGTTACACACGCCTATTCTCGGAAGTCTATCCGGAAGCTAATGGAAGATTGCGGATTTAAGATACAGAAGATCGAAGTCGATCACATTTTTCCATACAGTATTCCTGAATACAAGCAATACGAATACAAGGTTGTTTGGTTCTTTCGTTGGATGCCAAAAGCGATGTTTCATTGGCTTGAGAAGAAACTCGGATGGCATCTCTTGGTAGAAGCGTGCCCATAGGCGGAGGGGTTTACCAAGCCAAACGAAACACGCACACAATTCAGTATTATAATATGTCTGTAAATAAGTTAAAAGAAACTTTGAGTAATCTAAACCAAGACTTTAAAAATGCAGAATGTCCGGCAGACGCGAGTATCACCAAGATTCACATTAATCTTTGCGGACAAGTATTAAAAAAGAAAATGAGCGACATCTCCGTAATCGGATTAGGCAAACTCGGAAGTCCAATGGTCTCCTGCTTGGCTTCGAGAGGATTCAAAGTAATCGGAGTCGATGTAGATAAGACAAAAGTAGATGCAATAAATAACCGCATCGCACCTGTTTCAGAAACCGGACTTCAAGACCTTTTGCAATACGGAGATTATTCAGCTACACAAGACATCGAACAAGCGGTTTTAGAAACAAGCATTACGTTTATAATTGTAGCAACCCCTAGTGGAGCAGACGGAAAGTTTTCCTTAGAATACGTATTGCCTGTTTGCGAAAAAATAGGAAACTCCCTCCGCAAAAAAGACTCCTTTCACGTAGTTGTGATAACAAGTACGGTTATGCCAGGGGACTGTGACGGCCCGATTCTTGAAACATTAGAAAAAACAAGTGGACTAAAATGTGGAGAAGGATTCGGACTTTGCTACAATCCCGAATTCATAGCTCTCGGTAGCGTGATAAGAGATTTTCTAAACCCAGATTTCTTGCTTTTAGGAACGTCCGATCCTTTATCAGAATGCCGAGTCCGGCAAGTATACGAAAAAGTTTGTCCCAACGCCCCGATCAAAAGCATGAGTCGGATCAATGCTGAACTCACCAAGCTAGCGGTTAATACGTTTCTCTGTACTAAAATCAGCTACGGGAACATGCTATCCCGAATATGCCAGAACATACCGGGCGCGGATTGCGATGTTGTTTCAAACGCGGTTGGATCGGATAGCCGTATCGGAAGCAAATGTCTGAAGGGAGGGGTCAGTTATGGCGGCCCCTGTTTGCCCCGCGATACAAAAGCAATGGCGACTTTGGGACAAAGTTTTCCTCTCGTTGTAGACGCTTTTAATCGACATCAAATTACTTGGTTGGCTGATTTTGTTCAACAGAGGGCAAAAGGCTCTGTAACAATTTTAGGGTTGTCCTATAAAATCGGAACCGATATAACAGAAGAATCTCCGGGACTGTTGTTACAGCAGGAATTAGAAACGCGCAATGTATTATTGGCTCGAACATATTTAGGAGACACTATTGTAGTTGTTCAGCCCTGTCCAGAATACAAAGAATTTGACTATTCGGGTAAAACTGTGATAGACTGTTGGAGGTTTTTGAAATATCTCCAAAATGATCCGTCAGTTGTTTATATTCCTTTAGGAATTGGTAAGTGAATGCCAAGAATATATACAAGAAAATCTATACCTACAGAAAAAGCGTGTAAAACCTGCCACAATCTTTTTTCCATTGAGAACTACAGGCAAGTTACACAACCATCTCCTGCCGGAAAGAATCCATACGTTTATCGCAGGCCCAATTGCAAAGAGTGCGAAAGCCTTATCAGCAAAAAGAAACAAAGTCTCATAAGAACACCCGAAAGAACAAAAAGGATTCATCTCAAACAATATTTCAACTTGACCACAGAAGAGTGGAATTTCATTTTTGCTTGTCAAGGTAAAAAATGTGCGATCTGCGGAATTCAAGAGAAAATTGGTCGTGGTTGGTGTACCGATCACGATCATAAGACCGGAAAAGTGAGAGGAATTTTGTGCTGTAATTGCAATTTGATGATTGGACTTGCAAAGGACAGAAAACAAGTTTTAACTAACTCAATTTCTTATTTGGAAGATTTCGAAAAACCGCTCATTCAAGTAATCTGATGACGCCAAAACGTTTAATCGCGTGTATCTCGTGCCATTCGTATGTTTATCCTAAACACGATCAAGGCGGGGCGCATCACAACGGCCCAAACGAATCCCGGTCAAAGGCAATTAGAGAAACTTGGTTTCGAACGTGGAAACTGAAGTATAGCGATCAGATCGATTTGAAGTTTTTTCTCGGTCGGTCGGCAAGCGTTCCTCGCGAAGATGAAGTTTTTTTAGATTGCGCGGACGATTACTACAGTCTTCCCCGCAAAGTTCAAAAAATGTTTGAATGGGCGGCAGAGCGCGACTACGATCAAGTAGCTAAGATTGATGATGATGTTTGGCTGTGGGTAGATCGCCTACTAAGCAATTTAGACAACACGGACTATAAAGGATTCGTTCTTGAATCCGCAGATGGGAAATACACAAGCGGTACGGCGTATTGGTTGAGCAACAAAGCGATGAAGATTATCGCGGCGGCTCCTTGGAACCCTACCGATTGGGCGGAGGATAAATGGGTCGGAAAAGTTCTTGCAGAACACGGCATCTTTCCCGTTCACGATGAGCGGTTTCAATGCTGCCATTGTAAGCAATGCAAAATCCGGTATCCCGAATCGGACAGGATTTCAACTCACACCGTTGATCCAAAAGAAATGTATGTCCGCGTATGATCTCTTTTTCGATGGTGGGTTCAAAAACAAGATAGCATCTTTTGGCTTTGTTCTGTTTCTTGATAGCAAAGAAATCGACAGAGGATGGGGGGTGATCGGTCAAGGAAGTTACATGACTGAGACTGTTGCGGAGTATTACGGTCTTTCGGCGGGATTAGATTCATTTGTGCGGCACGTTGATCGGCCTTGTTCGGTTCTGAACGTTTACGGCGATTCCGCCCACGTAATTGGACAGGTTAAAAAAATCGGAAAGCCGCGCCATCATTTGCAGGAACTTCAAGTTATAGAATTCAAGCTAAATCAGATCAAACAGACGACCCGAGTGAGTATTTCCTGGGTGCCTCGCGAAAAAAATAAAATCGCAAACGATTTAGCTAAAAAGTTACGACTATGATTCTAATCTATCCGGCTTGCTAACCGCATAACCGGATTAAAAAAGGAATAAAATATGGCTATTGTTGTTGCTCAAGCTCCTGTTGCGTTCGCCGCAACTCTTACAACTGTTACTGGAACCAGTCAACAGATTTTTCAGGTTAGCACTGCCGGTGTCACGGCGGGTCTAACAGCTGGTAATCTTTATTTGGACTCTCCTTCTTCCAACCTTCTGAATGGTCGTAGATTCAGAGTAACGGCGGGTGGGTGGATTCTGGCTCACGGCGCTACCCAGACTGTGGCCCCAGAGCTTCAAATTTTCCCGTGGAATACCAGCGTTGCTGGTGCTAAAACCGCAAGCGGAACCGCCACTATTACGGCTGGCGCTTCGGGAGCATTGACTTCTGGAACTTATTACAATTTCCTAATCAGCCAAGAGTTCTTGGGAACGGCTACACAGGATACTGTGACCTGTTTTCCAGCAACGGTTTATGTAGGAACAGCGGCTATTAGTGTTACGGTAGGAGCGTCTGTGACTGTCGATTTCAGTACAGCATCGCAAACTATGCCCATTACTGGCATCAATTCCTCTACTGATTATCCTCTGGCGTCGTTTGCGGTATCATTCGCGAATAGCGTTGCGGATACTGTTGAAACGGCGGCATTGACCACCTTTGTACTTGAAGTGGTCTAATCTGAAATAGGTACGCATGATTCCTACGAATCTAGATGAAAAGCAGGCAGAACTCTTGATTAAGAACCAAGAGAAACGCGCTGCTCAGAATAGTAAAAACGCCTCGGGTCCGCGAAAGAAGGCCAACCAGCCAACTGAGCGGACCAGGCGTTCTGCTATTCCGGGTCTTATTATAAAAATCAGAGACCCCAAGACCTCGGCACGAGACGCCTCGTATCTTGTTTATCAAATTGATTGTATAAAAAAGAAGAAAGATTTTTTGACATATTGCGAGTTTTTTAAACAGTATCAACCGAAAGAAGATGAATCTAATGAGAATGTGCCGCGAGACTTTCGAATCAAAGAAATGGCCGCCCCGAATAATCAGGTGGAAGAACATCTACGGCAAGCCGAGTCACCTTATGGTCTCGGAAAATAGGGTCTATTGCTCTTTGTGCGAGACTCTGTTGTTCAATTTCGAACCGGAGGTTTTGGAGAGTTTCTACAAAGACCACATCCATCCGGCCCCGCATAAATTGGGAAAAGTCTACCCTTGGATAGAGGAAGAATCGGTCGATCCGCTGAACGGACGTTGCATAAATTAGGGGGATGCCGTGACTTCTGACAGAACCCTAAAACGCTGGTATCGGAAAATCAATAAGAAGTTTTTCTATAACGAACTTACTAATAAAGTTTGCGTGCAATGGGGAGACGAGCAAGACGATTTTGCTTACGAAGAGATAGAAAATTGTTATGGATTCGCTGATCGCGGTTACGGTCGCCACGAATATATAATTATTTTGAATCGTGAAAAATGCTCTGATGCCCTTAGCACATTGGGCACTTTGATTCACGAAATGATCCACCTTGCAACCGGACTTCGCGACAACCACGGGCCTGTGTTTGAGGCTTGGAGACAGAAATTAGGGGATCGCGGCATTTTCAAGAAACACGCCTTGCGCCGCAACGCAACAATTTTCTAATGTTAGATGATTACAAAATCGGAGAACCTTGGCATTGTAGCAGTTGTGGTTTTTTCATGTTCAACCGGCGCTTCGTTGATGGCGACTTTTACCCTGTCGAAGGCGCTCCGCAATCGAGATTTATCTCAACTAAATATCCGAGAGTCTGCTCAGTGTGTTTTGACCTTCATCTTATTTTAGATACGTCCGATTATTGGAAAAGACTTGAAAGCACGAAGCGCGAAAACGAAAAGAAGAATAAGAGACTTTTTCCCGGTAAAAACTATTTTACAGCATGAGGGATTGTATGAAGTCTTTCGCGATTTTCTTTGTATTGCTAATTGCCAGTCTTGCCGCCGCACAGACATCTAAAACCGATGTTGAGTACATAAATGATGTTCTGTACCCCGCCACAACCTTGCTTTATTCTCAGGATTCCGAAGGCGGAATGAGAATGCGCTGTACGGCGACCGCAATTGAGAAAAATAAAACTGGATACGTATTTGTAACTGCCGCGCATTGTGCGTGCGAAGACGACACGGATCGTCATACGGTATCCCCCGAAAAAGCCTTCTTTTTCATCACACCGGACGAGCAAGATAGCAAGACGTTCCTGAAAGCTCAAGCAGTTGGCTGCGGTTATCGTCACAAAGGCGACGATTTCGCGCTGTTTCAGGTAGACACAAAGGCTGTTTTTCCAATAGTAGCGTTGGGAAAAGACCCGTCTGTTATTGAATCGGTTGTGAACATTGCAAGTCCTTTGGGTCTGGGAAAGCAAGTCTTTTTGGGCAGCGTATCGGCTCCTGCGTTAGACCGCCCCGTGGTTGAAGGGGATATCAACTGGACCGGAGTTGTCCTGCTTCAGATGTTCGGAGTAAATGGCGGGTCTAGTGGTAGCGCAGTTGTTTGCTTGGACCAACATGCTATTTGCGGTTTCGTAGTCGGCTCTATCGGCCAGACAACCATGACGGCGATGCCCGTCAGCCGACTGATTTTAGTTAGAGATGGGATAGCCAAAGGAACGTATAAAGCGTGGCAACCCGATATGGACAAACCGCCATCATCTGATGGGAAGAAATAATGTATAAAATTATCGCATGGATTCTGCTCGGCGCAGTATTGGCCCTAAGCGCAGAAATTCTGTATCAAAATAAAGTAATACAAAATCAAAGGACGACTATCGAGTTTCTTTTCTATACTTGCGAGGGTCAGGATCAGTGAGCGGAGAAGCAAATAACCGATTAAGCAGATACCTCTAAATGCGTGAAGTTTACAAAGGACTCTGGGTTGGGCCAGAAGAAGACGTGCCAAAAGCAAGGGAAAAAGGCATGAGTATAATACATGCCTGTAAAGAAGGACCCTACAGCCATCGTTCAGTTCTGGACTACAAGAGCCTTGGCGCTCCAAAAGGCTCGGAATACCTTGTAGCCAGACGCGGCAAGGAAGTATACATCAATCTGGTGGACTCAGACGATCCGAATTTTATACCAGATGACGCTGTAAACGCCGCGCTCGTGTTTATAAAAGAAAATCTCGATAAGAACCAATCGGTATTTATCCATTGTAATGAAGGCAAGAGCCGCGCACCGAGTTTAGCTTTTTTGTATCTGTATTCAATTGGCAAATTGCCCAGAGAGTTTCACAACGCTCTGCGAACGTTTAGGACTCTTTATCCAGACTACGATCCCGCCATTGGGATGCAACTATACTCCAAAAAGAGAATCCGCGAATTGAAAAGGTAGATTATGCCAGCCGACAACGTATTAGGTGACATGGTAAGTGCCGCGATAAAAGCCTGGAAGACCGGAGCCGTAAAAACGGGGTATGAAGAAGCCCCCAAAGCCGGAAGAGCCTATGGCGAAAAAATAAAAATGGCGCGAGAAGCTCTCAGACCTCTTGCTCCTGAACCAGAACCGATGACGCCTGTTATGCCCGGAGCCGGAGTGGATAAGATCAATCCAAAAGCCGCCAAATACGGGGATAGGCCCGGAGAAAAGCGCCCCGAAACTATGGGCACTTTCAAAAAAGGCGGAGAAGTTCCTAAAACGGGCGTGTACAAAATGCACAAGGGAGAGCAAGTTATGACTCCCGAGCAGAAAAACAAAATGCGCGATATGCTCAGTTTGGCCGAATCGACTCTTGGGCACGATGCACCCCCAGAACCCCAAAAACCCCCCAAGGAAGGCAGGGCGATGCACGTCCGCAAGCTGGATGATAAAAGCTTTCATATTCGGCACGAGCATACACATCCAATGGATCACCCAGATGCGGAATATTCGGCCAAAGATTTGAAAGAACTGCATAAACACATGGACGACCATTGGGGTGAGGCAAAAGAAACTCCTATGGAGGAATCCCAAGAATCACCCAAAGTAGCGATGGCCGAAAAAGCAGCCGGAGTAGAATAAGGAGAATCGTGTTTTTAGTTTACATGGCAATTGGATTTGTATTGGGTGCCGCGTTTCCTGGCGTCATCCGCAAGATTCGCGAATACGCGCAAGCAAAGGCAGCAGACGCTAAAAAAAGACTGTAAATGGGACAAGAGAAACTAACAGAGCAGTTCAAAAAGGAAGTCTTAACTCCGTGGTGGGCAAAAAACGCCTACCGAGTCAAAGAAGAATATGGTTTTGATTTAGCGGAAGAAGGATTGAAATTGCGCTACAGAGCGCAAACAGACCTTTTTTGGCTCTGTAATATTCTCGGCAAAACGAAGTTACGCGGAAAAAGAAAGTGGAAAGATTACGAAATAGACACCCACCAAGAGATGGTGGATTTATTCGTATCTAAAGACCCGTCCTACCGTTCTTTCGAAGAATTTGCTGTAGCGGACAAGAAACCACATAACAGACTGTTGCTCGTTCCTCGTGGCGGATATAAAAGCACAATAGATATTGTTGATTGTGTTCAGTGGACGGTCTGCTTTCCAAATATCGCCATGCTGGTATTAACAGGCCGTCTTGATCTCGCTGTTAAATTTGTCGGCGAATATACCAAATATTTTACTTTGCAAGAAGACCGAACTCCGAGAATAATGGACGACGGAAAAATAAGTCTTTTTCAAGTCCTATTTCCAGAACACCTGAGTACGGAAAATGAAACTAAACGGGATGAGTATACGACTCCGGCCCGAAGAGCGGATATTAAAGAGCCGACAATATGGGCCGCAAGTATTGAGCAGAGTCTTGCAGGATTTCACTTTGACGTTCTGAAACTAGACGATGTAGTTACAGAAGAAAATTCCAAAACACAAATCAGATTGCAAGACATCAATCGTCGTGTAAGCGTTGATGAAGCCATGCTACACCCCTACGGCTACTACGATAAAATAGGGACCTGGTACGACATCAGCGATTTATACGGCATCACGCTCAAGAATGAGGAAGTTCTAAAAGCGGATGGAAGAGAACCAGAAACGCTATCTTTAGTTCGGGCGGCTTTATGGTTGAAACCTGAAGCAATCGCAAAAAGTGTTACGGAAGATACCGCTAAAGAAGACGATTACATGATATGGTTTCCTGAAGGTTTGACATACGATTTCTTGATGTCAAAGAAACGGTCAAATCAAGAAACTTTTGCAATCAAGTATCTCAATAATCCTTTAGCCGCACATATAGCAAAATTCTCCCGAGAATTAATGGTTTCTCGGACAGTAGATACTTTGCCCCAATCCGGTGTTGTATTCGAAGCGTGGGATTTGGGATACTCCGAGAAGAAATCGGCGTGCTATACGGTTGGCATCGCGGGAATGTTTACCAGCCAAGGTATTTACATTATTGACATGGAGCGGGGCCGATACGGAGAGTATGAACTGCCGGAAGTAATGGCAGCGTTTGCCGCGAAATGGAAGCCGCGCCGCGTAGCTGTAGAAGATTCGATGGGTGCTCGGTGGTTGAACACCGGGATTCGTCAAGCGCAGGAAAAGTTTAGAACGCACATTCCTTTTGAATTTGTTCCGCTCGGCAAGGGAACTAAGACAAACTCCAAGGAAGTAAAAGCAAAAGGCGCGGCAAATCTTCTGGGAAGCGGGCGGTTGTTTTTCTGGAAAGCAATGGCGGGGTTGGGTGAAATTTACAACGAACTTGAATCCTTCCCCAAAGGGGCGTATAAAGACATCGTTTGTTCGTTGTCTTTGCTCGTAAATCACTTCTCAAATTACGCAGATATTTCAGTATACACCCCGATCAGTATCAATGACCGGATGGATAGAGTAAAACACGACATGATCTACGGTTTGGGGGCGTTTGCTCCGAAAGTTCAAGACTCTACATTAATTGCTCTGCAAGGACCGAATGAGATGGATCGCGATCCTATAACAGAGGCAGGATTATTTTGACTGTTCAGTTCTGAACAAGGAGATTCCAAATGCCAGTTTCAACCGTTACACCGGCCAATATTATCAGCACGACCCGTACTGCGGCTACAAATGCCGCAAGCAGCACAGCGACCCCGTATGATTCCGGAACAATCACAACTTGGGCGCTACCAGGAAAACCCGCGCAAAAACTCGTGGATGGAACCCAGAGTTATTCGACTCTAAAGGGTCAAGTATTTGCCGACTTCGCGAGTTCAAACATTCTCGCAACGGCGACTACTTCTCTTTCTACGCAAGAAGGCACTCCCCGCCAAAACGACTAATGGAGCGCGATTCCAAAAGAGGCGAACGCTTGGCAGGGTGGACGCACTTCGCGTTCTCCGCTCTATACTTTCTGGCTCTTTTATGGCATTTGAAATCCATTAAAGAGCATTGGTCAAGATGAAGCAAGTCTCGGCGTATACGAAGGACGAGAATGGCGAAGAAAGATTTTTCACTCGCTTATCTTGCGGGTGCGAATTTCCCGTTCCGCCTTCGGTGCTCTTTGAAAAAGACGTTCCCTGCCCGTTACATGAAGAACAAAGGTATCTAAATGGCTCTGATTAATCGAGATGGCAATCCGAACAAAGTCCTCGAAGGGACCGATTTCACTAATCAAGGTGAAACCAAGACCATTGAAGATGACTTAGCTCTTGTCGTGGGGTGTGCTGAAAAATCAGAATCTTGGATTAGTTCGAAACAATGGAACCTCTTATGGCGCGATGCGGACCTGCTCTTCCAAAGTCCGCGTCCCATGTCTGTTTACGAAAATACTTATGTATTAGAACCAAACGTCACCCGTTTCACCGTCGCCAAAGTAGTAAACGCTATCGTTCCCCAACTCTACAAAGGTCTTTTCTTTGAAGACCCGCCAATGGTCTTACGCCCTCGTCCGGGGACTTCCCAAGAAATCACTGACGCCAAAACCGCTGTAATAGCTTTTCTTCTTGACGAATGCAATTTCAAACGCGAAGTCAAGTGGGGGTTGGAGCAACTTGCCCATTTGGGAACTGGAATTTGGAAATGGGGAGTAGAGAGAGTAGAAAAAGAAACTCGTCGCCGTCTCAGCACTGAGATTTCGATTGAAGGAGTCGCGGGGCAAACAGAAAAAATAAGTCTTGACGAAGACCCCAAGATTGATATCAAGACCAAGACTGTTTGGAAGCCCTTCTTCGAATTCAGACCTCTTAGCCGCGTTCTTGTCGATCCAGGTCTAAAAGTCGGGGATATTCGCGAAGCTGGATATGTAATCGACGTTCGTTACATGGATTTCTACCAGCTTAAAGACCTGAAAGACAACAACTCCAAAGACGGCAAAGCGATGGACGGATGGACTTGGGGCGAATATTATTCTGATGCAAAATTAAAAGAACTTTGGAATCCGCCCGTTGAGGGTTTGGAGACTCCCGGCCCGCTCCGTACCGATGTACAGACGCAAGTTACGGGCATTGTCCACCACGGCGAAGAGGACGTATACACCAACAGCGCAGACCCTCTCGCCAAGAAATTGGAAGTTCTGGAGTATTGGGATAAGCGCCGGAAAATTCTTGTTCTAAATCGTAGAAAAGCAATCTTTATCGGCGAGAATGGGTTCAAGAAAATCTGTTTCCTGTCCGCCAATTGGTGGAACCGTCCCAAAGCCTTTTATGGCATGGGCATTGGTCTGACCGTTGGGCAAAACCAGCGTGTAGATCAGGGCACAATCAACAGTATTCTGAAGATTCTAAGTTTCGGCGTAAATCCTATTTATTTGCGGAGCCGGGATTCAAACTCTCCAACCCAGATGATCCGGACAGGAATCGGTAAGATTCTCACAGTTGATGGTGCGGCAACTGGCGCTTTCCACCTTCTTGAGACTCCGAAAGTCCCTGCCGAAACGTGGGCGGCATTACAGAATTCAGAAGCGAATACGGAATCGACTACTGGCGCGGATCAGGCTTTGGTGCAGGGATCGACCGCAGGCCCGCGCACGGGTATGGGGCGCTCGGCAGCCGGAGCAAACCATCTTGCGTCCGCATCCGCTACTCGTCTTGATGGGCCGTTAGACAATTTTATCGATCAGGTCTTTGTGCCGTTCCTTTATGTTCTGGACGATTTGGTATTCAACTACCTATCCGATCAGGAAATCAAGGACATTCTAGGAGAAGAACTTGGCAAAGAATATGTAGTAAAAATGCAGGAATACCACGATGCAAAAGTCATGTTCGAAGTCCTTGCCGGTTCGAGTCTTGCAGCGAAGCGCGTAATGGCACAGTCTTTGACCCTGATTACTCAGATTCTACAGAATCCGGAGATTCAGACTTTCTTGGCCGAAGTACAAGGCAAATACATCGATTGGGAAGTCATCCTCGGTATGTGGCTCGAAGCTTCCGAATGGAAGGATCGTCAGGATGTTGTCAAACCGATGACTCCTGAAATGAAGGCGGCGTTGCAAGCAAAACAACAACAGCAAGCGACTTCTGCTTTACAAACTCAGATGACTCTGAACGACCAGAAAGCGCAGCAAAAGTCGCAAATGGAGGATCAAGCGGCAGATAATCGAGTAAAGCGGGACATCGTTCGTCAAGCCATGAAGTCGCAGTCCATGAGTATGGCGGTTGAAGGCGCTCCGGCTGAACGCGGATTCGGGGATATTTAATGAGCGGAGAAATGAAAGGTGTTGACGGAACCGCCAAAAGTGGGTTCGTTCAAAACTCGGAAAATAAAGGTCCCAGAACTTGCGGCAATTGTGTATGGATGGGAATGGAGAGTTGTGGCAATGAATTAGTTATTCTCGATCCCGAAGTTCCCAAAAACGAAGATGGTAGAGCGCCCGTCGATAAAGACGATTGCTGTAACGGATTCCAATCCAAAGGCAACGCAATCATCTATGCAGTTCGTCACGGAAGAACACAAAACAACAAAGACAAGAAATTCCGGGGATGGATTGAAGTTCCGATTGATTCTCAAGGAGTCAAAGAAGGAAAACTAGCCCGCAAATATTTAGAAGACAAGGGCATCAAAAGAGTGTTTTGTTCAGACATGGGGCGGGCGGTTGAAACTGCAAAACTTGTACTGCCGAGCAAGCGGGCGGAAAAAAATCCGAAACTTCGCCCTTGGGATGTTGGTATTTTCTCCGGCAAAGAAAGAGATGCCGCCCAAGAAATCTTCAATAAATTTATCGATAATCCCGAAGTTCCCATTCCAGACGGAGAATCCTTAAAAGAATTCTCTGATCGGATGAAGAAAGAAATTACCAAATACATAAAGGAAGCGCAAGAAGACGGTTCTATCCTTTTAGTATTTCATAGTTCTAATTGCATACAGATGGAAAAGATCATCGAAGGCAAAGACGAATTGGGTCGTCCCGAAGATGTTGATAGGGTATTGCCCGGTGGAATTATGTGTGTTTTAGACCAAGGCGATGCGGGGTTGAAAGTAGAAGTTATTTTTGGATCACAACCGGAAAAGCCGGGAAATTACGGGAGTTAAGAATCTATGGTTGGGCCGGATTATAAAATTTCAGAAGCGGAACGAACCCACTTAGTTGGTCTCAGCACGCAGCCGGGTTTCCAAGTTCTGCTTAACATTTGCGAAGCCACTGTCGAACAATTTAAAGTAGACATGATTAATGCCGACTGTACGAATACGGCGGAAGTTTTGTCGTAGCATAATTTGGCCAAAGCCGCTGCGATGTTTTGGGCGAGAGTAGCCAACCGAGTCAATACCGAGCAACAGATTTATCTCGGCCAAAAGCAATCTGCCGAGATTCAGCCGGATGTTACTGCTGAACTTTTTAGCAATTAAAGACCCTAATCTATAACCATAATTGGAGATGTTATTTATGCCTGAAGAAATTGTTCCAGCACCAGAAGTTGCGGTAGTTCCTGAACCGCCTAAAGAATTTCGATACGAATACCAGCCAAAGGATGAAAGCGGAAATCCGTTAGGCAATAAACAGGTCGTGATCGCGACTACGCCAGAAGAGGCGGTAGAAAAAATCGCGCAAATGCACCAAGAAGCGATCAAGTTTATTCGTAAACAGAGTCGCGACCTCCGTCTTGGAGTGGTGTTCAACGATGAAATCCCACAAGACGCCCCTCGTGTCAAGGCAGGGCAGTACGAGATTGAACCCATTCCTTTGACCGCAGAAGAAAGATTAGAAGTAACTCAGAACATCAACGATCCAGAGAATTTTGAGAAAGCTGCGCGGCTGATTGTTCGAAGTCAGATTGGTGATCCAGACGCCGTTCGCGCAGTAGTTGGAGATCAGAAACGCAGAATCGCGGCGATTGACGCCCGCGAACAAGCAGAAGCTTTCGTCCGGTCAACTCCTGATTATTTTGTATGCCCGCAGAATTTTGAAACTATCGCCAACTGGATGATTAAAAATGATCTTGAGCCGGTTAAGGCAAACTTCAAACTTGCTTTCGAGGGTCTCAAAGAGTATTTGGTTTCGCGTCCGGTTGTGGAGCCTGTTGTTCCTGCTCCAGTTCCAACACCTGTTGCAGCGCCGGTTGCAGAAACGCCTGCTGCGGTTGCTTCTGAATCGAAACGTCCCGTATCATCGGGACTGACCCGCGAGAATTCTTCGGACAGCGGCCCCGTATCCAAAAAAGGATACACCCCCGCCGAGATCGATAAGATGTCGGCAGATGAATACAAGCAGAAGGTTTTAGTGCCGGAATTCAGAGCGAGTCGGCAGAAGGCGTAATGATTCGGCGGTACGAATCTCGCGACTTCGAAGATGTTGACTTCTTGCAACGTGATTTCTATCTTCGCCCCGCAACTCAAGAAGAATTGCGGGGCAAGTTAGAAAACCCCTCGTGGGTAGCGGACGAAGATGGTGTTATTGGCTGCTTGATAACTTGTCCAGATGCGGACAAAACTCTGATCTGGAGTGTAATCGTTGCCCGCCCCTGTCGCGGGAAAGGAATCGGCTCGGCGTTATTAGAAGCGGCAGAATCGTTCTATTATGGAACTAAATTGACGCTCTATGTAGAACCAACCAATCCTGCCAAGAGTCTGTATGAGAAACGCGGATATCGAGCCGCGCAACTAATAAAAGGATTTTACGGCAAAGGGTATGACGCCGTAGAGATGTACAAAATTTGCTAAGAACGCGGATTACGTTCGAGGCCCCAACGTTTGCGTGAGGGATTCACTTCGGGTTCTCAGCCCAAAGCCTCAACCTATCTGATCGGATTATCAGAGCGGACGGCGCATAAGAGCAGCTTCGGCTGAACTTAATTAAGAAGGTAAACTATGGCTTTTTCACCGGCTAAATGGTAAGCTGGCCGGATTAAATCTTGCCAAATCGGTGAACATCTGGTATAATTAATACTAGACAATACCGAGGAAACCTTATGAACAATACAAACAAATGGTCGTATCTGGCCGGAGTATTCGATGGAGAGGGGTCTGTAGGAATTGCGATTCATAAACTCAATTCTTCAACCCATCTTGTTATTTCTCTTTCAAGCACCAATATCGAACTGATGGAATGGTGCATAAAACATTTTGGGGGTGTCTACTATACGCAAAGTCGGGGAACTCACCGAATTGAATATAAATGGATGCCAAAAGGAAAGAAAAACCGAGAAGTTTTTTTTCTCGGAATTCTTCCATATCTCATCATTAAGAGAAAACAAGTTTTATTGGCCTTGGAATATGATAGGCTAGGTTCTCACAATCCCGAAGCACGAACAAAAATGCGAGAACAGATGCTCTCTTTCAACAAGGGTTCTGTAGAGACTAATACGCAAGACGCGGCTCCCGCCGTGATGATCGAGTCCGAACTCATTGGGGACAATGAGAGTGCACCGGATGTGAATCCGGGTTTTGATTGGGCCGCTTTGCAGCGACTCAGACAAATTTAGCCTAAACACCGTTAGGCAATAACCAGTCAAATCTGCCTCAGTCTACTGTGCGCTATTATGACAAAAAGTTCCGCGAGAACTTGAAGGCACAGACCCCCTTCGTCGCTTGCTCCGAACGTTTGGACCTACCGATGAAGAGTGGCAACCAGTATAACATGTATTTGTACGTTCCTCTGGCCGCGAATACTTCGCAGACCACGGAAGGTACTGTAGGTAGTTCCGTTTCGGTTAGCGTTCTGAATACTTCGGCCACGATTGGCGAATACGCAGACTACGCCAACTTCTCTTCGCTGTCCCTCGCAACTGCGATTGACAACACCGTAGAGAACGTTGCCCGCGAAATGGCGTATCGTCTGGGTGAATCTCTGTCCGCTCTCGTCCGCGCAACTGCTGACGGCGCGAATACGGTTGACTCAAGCGTTCGCACTTTGCTATCCGCGACAAGCACCACGAGTTTCACAACTCTGTCGCTGACCTACATCCGTAACGCCGTCCAGAGTTTGGCCGGTCGTTCGGTTCGCCCGTTCGATGAGGCTTCCAAAGCGTATGCTGGCGTTATCCATTTCTAAAAGGGTGGATATAAAACTTGACTAAATCGGTGGACATCTATATAATATAGACAATACCGAGGTAAGGTCCAATGTTTCAAATAGACAAGACAAAATGCTCGTATCTGGGCGGCTTGGTTGATGGTGAGGGCAATATTTGCATCTGGCGTACCGAATCCCGTGCGCATGATTATAAAGTCTCTGGAAAGACCTATGGGTCCTTCAATTTGAGGCTGCATATTGCAAACACCAGCTTAACACTCATGAAATGGTTAGTCTCGAATTTTGGCGGTGTTTATCACTGCAAAAGAGAAGCCACAGATAAGCATGCAACTGCTTATGAATGGCGTCCAAAAGGCGAGGGAAACACAAAACGTACTCTTCTGGCGATTTTGCCTTATCTCGTGATTAAACGAGAGCAAGCAATTCTGGCACTCAAATATATTGATCTGCCACAACAAGCGCCCAAAGAACGTGAACTAATCTACCAACGCATGAGACAGCTAAACCAAAAAGGACCCAAAACCGTAACGACTAATACGTCAAGCCCTGATGAAAGTCAGGTGAAGATAGAGTCTGATCTCATAGGCGACTATGAGTGTGACCCTGCGGTGACGCAGGACTCCTAAACAAAAATACCTTTCGCCCTTGGCGATGTGCTGGCAGACAACAGCAACGACAGCCCTATCGACATTTTGAAGCGCACCCCGCAAGGTTATGCTCGTTTGGATGAAATTATCTCAACCGACCTAACCGAAGTCATCAACTTCCCGACTTCCGGCGTAAGTTTCTTCCAGTCGAACCTCGTAACCACGACTGCCAATTATAATGACGGAACGCACGGCGCTGTTACTGGCCTGACCGCGCTTCGGACTTATATCTTCGGCAGAGATGGCATCTACAGCATCAACCTTGGTGCTCAGGGTGACACGGGCTTTGGCGACGGCGAATGGCGCAATATTCGCTGCAATATCGTTCAGAACGCTGAACCGAGCGTCGCTGATCCTAGCGGGCTGATCCCAGGTTGGACTTCGTATCGTGTACATTTTACGACCTCGCTTGGGCCAGACACCACAATTCGTATGAGACAGCTAGATGCCGCCAGCGCAATAAGTTAATTGTTTTCAGCCAATTACAACTGAATACATTTTACTATTACGCACGGAAACCTAATGCGAATTTAAAACTTGACCTGATTGACTTGAAACCTGAAATGGCAACAAGGCGGAACCCGAAAGGGACCGTGAGAGACTAAGCGGTCGAGCGCCGAAAGGTGATGCGATAGTCCGAACATACGGGAACAAAACCGTATGAGGTTGGCAGAAATGACCAATCTCAACAGCGTAAGTTGTTGATAACAGGGCGATTAGGGAAATCGACGCAGCCAGCGCAATTTCGTAAGATTTTGCTTGACACTGCGTTAGTTCTTTGATACACTATTGTTGATGCATCAAATTGGAAAAGAGGCGGGTGCCTTCATCATCCGCCTCCGATCCGATTCCCTATGAAGGAGGGAACATGATAGGTGAAAAATATTTTAGATATGAAGTTTTGATGTTTGCTTGGAAAGAAAAACAACAAAGATATTATTTATGTGTTTGTGAATGCGGCGCGTTGCGATGCGCGGCGGTTTGATATACTAATAATTGTATAAATTGCGAGGCAAAATGGTAAACGATACTACAACTGGCGAGAACATCTCAATCAACCCGAACTACGTTCCACAACAGCAGCATGTTTGTCCCAACTGCGGATTCTGCCCATGTTGCGGACGAAGGGCTGTTCAGCCCTATCCAGTATTTCAACCGCCGGGTTACTTCCTTTTCCTCCGGAACTCAAAACATTAATTAATTGCGCGGCAGGACGACACTAACCTTATCTAAGGAAACAACATGGCAATCACCCAGATTCTCGTTGCTTCGCCCGCAAATGAAAACATCTTCACCGATACCGCAATGGGCGCGACAATTGACGCCGTAAAAGCGTCTTCCGCTACCGTGTATTATGTTCAGGTGGATAATTCTGCAAATGGCGCGGCAAGTTATGTAAAACTGTATAATGTCGCCAGCGGCAGCGTTGTGGTTGGAACCACGGTTCCCGATCAAGTCATCTTTGTTCCAGGAAATGCCAGAGTGACCGAGGTTTATACTACGGTTGCGGCCCCCGGCAAAGCGTTTGGAACCGCCCTCAGCGCGGCTTGCACGACCGCTGGAGGCACGGCGGGAAACACAGGTCCGAGTTCTTCAGTTGTTGTTACGATTGTGTACGCATAAGAGGCGAAATTGCGCGGCAGGCCACAAGGAAGCAAGAACAAATCGAAGTGTTCAGTTCCGGACAATGTTCACGTATCGTGTACAAACTCCCCGCTTGAACAACATGTCGGCAAGGTAGTCGGCTACTATTTAGAAGGAGAGCGGGCCGGGTATTTGCTATCCTACACGGATACAAAAGCCAAGGTCAAGCCTATTGCCGCGTATAAAGGCGTCTCCCCGCATTCTGTAACCGTCCCGATTGGGCACTTGACGATACTATGACTCCTCTGGACAAATTCTTCTTTGGATTCAAGATTGTTACACTGTACTTAGGCGGGGCGCTCGGAATTGTCATTACGGCGTTGTCCATCTTAGCCTTTGGAACTCCGCTCGGATTCATCATGCTATTGCTCGGAATCGGATGTATGTGGTTTTCGTCCAATCTCAGTAAGACTCTAGCCGAAGAAATCAAAAAACAAGTTTAGTGTCCCTAAAGAACACGCGGTCGGATTACCAACTGTTCAGACGGACAACATGCGGGTGGTAGTTGATGGCCAGAACACCTTCCGCGTCGGCTCTGTAGCGACCGATCACCGTCTATAGATGTCCGATTTCTTTTCGGGAGGCAACATGTGGTATCAGACTTGTCCGTGTTGCCTTCGTTTTCTCTGTAAAAAATCTCTAAAAGAATCTATTCGTTGTTTGTGCGGGTTTTTATGGCCGTAACTATTCAAGATTTTATAAAATCATTGCGGCGCAATCCCGATCCTCTAACAACCTTCGTCCCCGAAGACAATCCCCAAATTACTCTTGATTTTTGTATTTGGCTGCATCGCAACTTCAATGAACTGGTGAAAGAAAATGAGACGATTAAATTGGACAGCGGTTTTTGAGCGCATTATTGCTGGTGTTATTAGCGGCGTGGTAAGTGGAATTATCGTAGGTGCGATTGTATTTTTCTCGCGGTTCCATTGGGGGGTAAAATGACTAAACCCCGTTGGGAGTCTTATGCTGATGAAATTATAGGCAAAGACACGCCCGAGATGGAAGCCGCAATCGCTGAATATGCGAAAAATAGATACGAGGGAAAAAGTTCTTCGCAAAACGAAGAAGAACTTGCCCGATGGAAAGAAGGAAATTCTGAAATAGCTAAAGAATACCAATGGGTAAAGCCGGAAGAATACGCTGACGAAGCGGCGCGGGTTGGTCGCGTAATGAGTCACGAAGAGTTTATTAGAATTTTGAGAAATAAACTCCACCTTACGTGCTTTTATCGAGAGATGAATCATCCCCAAAAGATTGCATTATGGGCAACGAAAAGAGAAGGATTGGTCCCAGAAAGCGTTGGTTGGGTAAAGCGCGGACTCACCACCGAACTTTCTATCATGCGTTTTGACGATCACGGGGTTCCTGTGGATGAGAAGTTTAGAGGATGGCGCAGCGTTTTGATGAATTTAGTTATGAAAGGTTTTCTAAAAGAACATGATGTTCGTAAAGTATTCGGACGAGCTAAAGGGTCTTGTAGTGAAAAATACAATTCTTTTATGCAGCAATTTAGGACGGTAGTATGAGACCCGGACGGCCTATAAAAGATGGATATAAAATTTGTTACAAGTGTAATCAAAATCTTCCTGTATCAGAATACTATAAAGCCTCAAGACGAAAAGAAGGTTTAGAGGATTGGTGTAAAAAGTGCACCAAAGATCGCTCAAAAAGTTACTATAAAAAAAACAAAAGATGTCTAAAGAACTCTCAGCGTTTGCGTATATACGGAATCACAGAATCAGAATATAAGAAGATTTTTGTATTACAAGGAGAATGTTGTGCCATTTGCTGGACAACGAACCCTAATAGTAAAGACTGGCACATAGATCACGATCATATAACCAATAAAGTTAGAGGTATTCTTTGCAGCGATTGTAACCGTCTATTGGGCGGAGCACGAGACAATCCAAACATTCTTAAACTCGGTATCAAATATTTAATGAAACCAGGAATCGTTGACATAGAGAGAGTTGTTGCATAATGACTTTACTATACTTAGTCGCGCTAATGCTGGATGGAATTGCGGGGTTTTTTGACGCGCATATTACCGACATCGGCATTCGCAAAGGTGTCGCCGTAGAAGGCAACGAATTTATGACGAAGTTGTTCAGAACTGTACGACCCAAGTTCTGGCAAATCTCAGTTTATAACTTTGGCCAGACGGCCTTACTTTCGGTTCCGGGAGTATTCGGTATTGTTTATAACAACAACCCCTTGATTTTCCTCAGCGCCGTCATGTTGTCTACAGACGCCGCAGGACACGTAAAAGCATTCTTTGCGTGGAGAAAGTTGGGAGTCTAATTGATCGTTTATAAGATAACGAATCTATTTTATGGGACTTCATATATCGGAAAAACTGTTCACTCTTTAGAAAGAAGATGGATTCAACACCTAAGCGACGCTATTGCCGGAAGTGAATTTTACCTACATCGGGCAATAAGAAAATATGGGCCGGATTCCTTCTCTAAGGAAATTATTTGCGAATGTGATAGTCAAGAACAGATGTCTGAAATTGAAAAATTTTGTATTATAGCCTTTGATACGAAAGCTCCTAGTGGCTACAACATGACAGATGGAGGAGATGGTCAATCTGGTCGGAGACATTCTCAAAAATCAAGAGATAAAATAGGCGAGGCTCAACGCGGAAGAAAACTACCAGAAGAGTGGAGAAATAAAATTAGTAAAGCATTAACTGGAATTGTTCGATCTTCCAAATTTTGTAAAGATTTAAGTAATCGATGGAAAGGTAAAACTAAGACGGAAGAACAAAGAAAAAAGATAAGCGAAACTTTAAAAGGACGAAAGCTGACAGAAGAACACAGAAAAAACATTGCAGCCGCCCAATTAGGAAAAAAGAGACCAAGAAAATGACATATCAAACTCAGGATAGTAGATTGGCTGCGTTTTTTCTTATTAATGGAATTCCCTTCGAGGGAACTGAAACACGCTGCCAAGAGGAAGACGACAGAGTTCTCTTGAGATTTCGGATTGACGATGAAGAAAAATTCGCGCAATTAAAAAGAGACTTTTTTGAAGATGGATTAGTTCCCGCATTAGCTTTTGCAAATTCCATGAAATCAGTTATGCATTTAATTCGCGAGGCAAGGGAACTTGCCCGTGACGCCCGATAACGAACCTTACCTATACCATAATTGGAGAACACCATGTCAGACGACTTCAAAGTAGCAAAAAAGAAAACCTCGCAAGAATTGATTAACGCGAATCTTGACGATCTCACCAATGAAGAATTAGATCGTAGAACGGCAGTTATCCGCGCAAGCAAGGAAGAAGCCGATCTTCAGGACATTAAAGAACGCTTGGCTGATCGCGATAATAAACGTACCATGAGAGGGGATGGGTTTCGTTCTCGCGGCAGAGAGCTTAATAAGACGCAGCGAGATCAGGAACTTCATCAATCGAAGTGCAGTCATCGTAAAGGCGGTCGTGGGCTGGAAGCCATTCAAATTGGTGGAAATGCCGGGGATTACGCGGTGATCCGTCATTTGCTTCCGTGGAATGTTTGGTATCAACGTTGCCAGCGGTGCGGGAAGACTTGGAAACCGCCCAACGATCTAGATTATAAAATGGACACTCCAGAAGGCAAAGAAGCCTTCGAAGCGGCCAAAAAAGTTTATGCAGACGCTTTAGCTTGGCCGACCGACAACATACCAAGTACGGGGATCACATTTCAACATCATAGCGATGACGCAGACACGTCCGCTAGAAAGTTTGTACATGAAACCGTAAAGAATGTAAATCTTCGATAATGACCAATTATTTGAAATCAATAGCGAGTCTCGTCACAGCCGGGACAGTTTATTACTTGACCAAAGTGAGTTGGGATAAATCAAAAAACAGATTTGTAGTTCATGTAAAGAACAAACATCTAGGTCGTTTCGATAACGAAATAAAGGCTGCCCTATTTTATGATGTAGCTGCAAGAGCCTATTTTGGAGAGTTTGCTAAAACAAATTTCAATCTTTGTCCTTTGACTGTGGGAGTTTCCGATGCCTAATACGCAGCTTTTCCCTCAGTCAACTTTCCCAATTGCGGGAGACGTTACTTCAACCCCCGGAAACCCTTTTGTCGTTACCACGGGTATACAGAATACGGGCGTAGTCGCGACAAAACCCACAGACGGGCAAGTTTATGTTTATGTTGCTGAAGTAGACAAATGGGTTCCTGCCGATCCAGTGGTTTCGGGGCCAAACACCGTAGGAACCGCTTCTACCGCCCCGCCCGTTCAAGTTGGCGGGATTGACGAAGGCAATTTAGTTCGCGAATTGCGAATAGATACTTATGGCGGGATACGCGCCCCGCGTATTGAAGAAAAATTGGATATTCTTGTTTTAGAAATCCGAGCGTTAAAAGCAGCAGTTATCAATTTAGACAAAACGGCCAACGATCAAGATTTTGTGGCTGACCAATTTCAAAGTGAGGTAGTTTAATGTTTACCCAAGTACAAGTCGGCCCGCAAACCGTTAACGACGGTTCTACTCCCATCGCCCGTGGTGGTAAAGGCGGCGACGTTATCGTTTCCGAACTTCATGGTCGGTTTTATGAGCAGACTTATCGCGGAAACATTTATTCCATCGGTTGTGCGCTTACCGCGCTTTCCACTGCTACTTTCCTATTGACCTCTTCTGCACAACCCATTGTTGGCATATGGAACCCCCCGACTTCCACTGTAAATTTGGTTCCTTTGCAAGCGATGTTGGTGGACGAAATAAACAACGTCACGTCTGTGGCTCCTGGTGCGTTTGTGTGGGCGTCATCCGTTGGTAATACCGCCTTGACCGCTGGCTTGGCTCCATTTAATCGAAAAACGCTAGCATCCTCCGGTTCTCAGGCAAAAGCCTTTTCTCTTTCAACGGCCAGTCTCCTGACCGGATTGACAAACAACGTGGTAGTTTTTGAACCTGCGGAATTCAATACCGCATCTGGTCTGCTGACTACTACGGTTGCGGCAGCCACACCCACACCTTCTGTAAGTGGAGTTCAGAATTTCGACGGCAGCTTGATTGTTCCTCCGGGCGGCATCCTTGTTCTCTTAAATACCGTCTCTTCCGTCACACACAGCGTTGCTTCAAGAATCATGTGGGAAGAAGTCGCATTGTAATATGGCTCTAAATCAAACTCTCGGTACGGCGGCAAATCCGGTTCGCACAGTCTTAACAGGGAAATCTTATCCTGGTAGTAAATACCTCGATGTTGTTACCGATTCATACGGTTCGTTACAAGTTGTAGTTGGCGGTCAGGCGGCGGACGCTTTCGGTCGGTTGCGAGTCGCGCAGCCCGTAGCTTTGTTTGATGCACAGTTCCAGTATGATACTCAACCGCTGTTATTTCAAACCAGCGTAGTTGGTTCTGGCTCGGTAGCTAAGACTGCGAACGAATCGTCTTTGACACTTTCTACGGGCGGAACTACCTCTACATGGGGCGCTGTAAACCAAACCAAACTTTACATGAGATACGAACCGGGGAAATCTCAACAGATTGTAATGACGGCGGTTCTCGGTGTAAAGAAGTCCAATGTTCGCTCTCGCATAGGATATTTCGATACAAATGATGGAGTTTACTTCGAAATGGACGGAGCGGACGGTGCGAGTGTAAACGTGAGAACAAGCACGAGCGGCTCTCCTGTAGAGTCTGTTCATGTGCTTCAAGCTAACTGGAATTTCGATCCAATGGACGGGACGGGCGTTAGTGGCGTTGTGCTTGATTTCTCAAAAGCACAAATATTTGTGATTGATCTTCAATGGCTCGGAGAAGGGCGTGTTCGCTACGGTTTTTTTGTAAACGGCGTCTTGCTAATTTGTCACCAATACTACGCCGCCAATGTTATTGATTCACCGTACATGAATACGGCGAACTTACCCTGCCGAGCCGAGATTTTCAATACCAGCACCGCAGCAACAACAACCACGATGAAACAGGTTTGCATGACCGTTGCGACGGAAGGCGGTTCGGAATACCCACAAGCGTATAATTTTGTTGCCAGCAATGGTACTACATCCATTACCATCAGTACGCGGCGAACTGTGCTGAGTATTCAACCTAAGACAACGTTCAATAGCATCACGAATAGAACTAAGATCACACCTACGGCAGTGACTGTATTGACTTCAAGCGGCTCGGTGTATTGGGAACTTGTTTACAATCCCACGCTGACCGGAACCCCTTCTTGGACCTCTGTGGATGCCAACAGCGGCGTAAACTACGATGTCGCCAATACGACACTTACGGGCGGAACTGTCATAGCTTCTGGATTTTCTTCTGGAGCGGGCGATACCGCACGCGGTACGAACATAGAACCCTTGATTGGGGCCGTTCCCTTGACGTTGGATTATGCTGGGTCTACGGCGGACATTTTGTCCATTGTTTGCACGGCGTTCACCGGCTCGGTCGTTACTAACGCGCACATGGACTGGACAGAGATTAGATAAATGCTACGGCAAACCTCAAAAATCTACATAACCGTAACATCGTCCGCATCTGGACACCAGCAAGCCGCGCTTATCGCAAGCGGAAAACTAATAGAAACGATACTTTCTTTGGGGCACTTATCTGGAACCCTTGGCGGAGGGGCACAAAATCCTCCTAAGATTGTCGCAACTTTGTTCAGTTCCGGACTTTTAAATAGCATCGATTCTATTGGCAGTTTTTAAGGAATACATGGCGAATTCTACAATTACGGTTCAAAATTTAGTCGATGACGCCGCATCAAACGGCGACCTCGCCCCTACGCTGGCTACAGGCGGATTCGGGGACCAACCGGCGTTGCGGATAGCTGATACGGTAATGGCCGCTATGCTGCTCGGCGGTCCAAACGGCCAGCCTTATAATTGGAAATGGAATCGATTCAACGTCAATTCCTTTCCTATAATCAGTTGGCAGCAGGATTATTTTGTCCCCGGCATCGTAACTCTTGGCTGGCTTGAACGTTGTTGGGCAAACGAGTATAACCTTACATCTCAGCCGAAGCCTAAGATTCCGATGGAAGTTCGCAAGGATTTACAGGAAACTTATCAACAGACCGGGTATCCATCTAAGATTTGCTGGCTTCCGAATAAACTTTTATTCACCGGCACTTGGGGTTCTACCGCTCTCCAGACACCTACGGGGCAGAACAACCCTGGAGCTAATGTTGTCTATACCAACCCCATCGGAGCAACTACTCAGCCATCGAATCCCATTACTCAGATTACCGATCCAAATGGCAATCTTTGGGTAGTTACGACTTATGGAACTTGCGGGGCAACACAACCCGTTTGGCCAACCACTATCGTCTATCCGACTTTAGCGAACCCTACCGCTACCGCGACAACTCAAACAGACGGCAGCGTGACTTGGACTGCGATCAATCCCAATGGACAGGGATTCAGGCTCTCGCCCATTCCTCCGCAGCAAGGTCAAGTCTGGACAATCAATCCAATCGCGCAATCGCGCATTAATTTATTTACCTCGCTAACACAAACAATCGATCCAGTTCCGGACGATCTCTACATGTATTTCCGGGACGGATTTTTCGCGCAATGTTACCGGAGACATCCCGATCCAAAGATTCGTTCAAAATTTACACAAGAATGGTCGCTCTGGTTGAAGAGTCTTGATGACGCTGTAAAAAGATATGATCGCGAGATGGACGACTATGGTTTTTATCCTTCGAACGCTGGCGTGATGGACACGGGACGCGGTGCCGGTTGGTATGGCCCCGCATGGCCCTTTGCCGGATGGCCTGGTGGCTGGTAGATTTTGAATAAATAGGAGAACAAAATGAGTTTTGAATTCAAACCATACACCACAAGTCAGGTTTCGGTAACAGGTTCAGCAACGCTAATCGTTGCCGCAAACCCGAGCCGTTCCTCTGTTGTTATAACTCAACTCGGAACTACTGATGTTTACGTAGGCGCTTCTGCTGTCACCACAACAACCGGCGATCTGCTTACCGGCACCAAAGGTACGGCCAAAACCTACACTACAACGGCTGCTATTTATGGCATTACGAGCGGATCGGCGCAAAGCGTGAGTTACTTCGAGGCTCAATGAAAAAGTGGATTAGACACTTGCTGAAACGGCTGATTATTTGGGCGCTGGAATATGACCCATCTTTGCGCCCGTTTGAAATCAAATTGGTGGATACTCCTGTGGGAAAAGAAGCGGATGCAGAAGCGGATGTAGTAGACGTAATAGAATCTATTGTGAACGAGCCTATAGCTTCTTTTGCGAACGAGCCTGTAGTTTCTTTCCCGCCATATCTCGATATAAGAACTCCAAGAAAATCTCATCGTTAGGGGACAAATATGTTCCAGAACTATCCCTTTCAATCTAATCAGGTCTCGGTAACAGGCGCGGCAACGCAGATCGCGCCGAAAAATCCGTCTCGTTCAGGCATTGTAATCATACAACACGGGACTACTGACGTTTATTTGGGCGAAGCCAATGTTACCACATCTAACGGTGCTTTGCTGGTAGGAACCAAAGGCGCGGGTCTCGCTTTCTCTACTACTAACGCTATCTACGGAATCACTTCTGGCGCAGCCCAGACTATCAGCTTTCTCGAAACTCAATAGAAATAATCCATGAATAAACAATATGTAGTTCCCGTCATTAGCGGAGGCGGCGGCGCGGGCGGTTCAGGAACCGTGGCATCTGTTGCCATGACAGTTCCTACGGAGTTGTCCGTATCTGGATCGCCTATTACTACGTCTGGAACTCTCGCTCTTACTTGGGGCGCGGCTTCTGGTAATAAAATCGTGGCGTCTCCCGCCGATGGGTCGAGCGGAGCGTATGCGGGCCGCGCACTCGTTGCTTTAGATATTCCTAATCTCGCCGCTTCTAAAATCACATCTGGAGTTCTTGCTCTTGCACAAGGCGGGAATACGTTCTCGCTACTTGGCGATGTAATCTATGGTGGAGTTGCCGCCGCGCCAACCGTTCTTTCCGGCAATATTACAGCCACCAAGATGTATCTTTCCCAGACGGGATCGGGAGCGGTGTCTGCCGCGCCTGCGTGGGCGCAAATCAATTACGCGGACATGACCGGCACTACGCCCACTCCGCCATCTGGTACTGTTCTATGGTCTGCATTAGGCAACGCTGGTGCCGCTCTAACTCTCGCTAACGCTGGAAACGCAACTACATTTAGTCAAACATCCGCCGTAACTTGGGGTTGGAACAATACCACAACTGCAACTTCAGGCGGGGTCACGGCGTCGTCTCCTATTATCAGTCTGGGCGGGCGTTTATTCAGTTCAGGCGTGGACACTGCCGCAACATGGACTGCCCAGAACTTGATGAGTCCGACTACGGCTCTCGTAGGAACGATTTCAAACGCTGTAGAAACTTCTGGCAGCGTTGTCACTCTGACTATCGGTGCTCACTCATTCGTAGTCGGCAACATGATTACGTGTATAAATTTGAGCACCTTTACGTGGCTAAATAATCAGAATGCCCGAATTACCGCTATCGCCGCTACGACTATTTCCTTTACTGATCCGACTACTCATGGCACACAAGGTAGCGCGGCTCAGACTGGCACGGTAGTCCAGATTCCAACCAGCACCTTGCCTCTCACCCCGTCAGGTTCGGCGGGCGATTCTCTTGTAATCATCCCTGCTGGTGGAGGTTTAGCCGGATCAAGTCTGTCATCTTTTGGGTTTCAGTTTGCAGGACAACCCGCGCATACTGGTTTTGCATTGGATAGTACGTCTCAAGGTGGTTTGAGTATTGCTACTATCGGCGGGGCTGGAGTAACTGCGCTTAAATTTTACACAGGTGCAGTTGGAGCGGTGACAGCGAAGGGTACCATCAGCGTCGGCGACTCTTCCGCTGGAAATAGTACAGTTCAACTCAGTGCTTCTGCTTCTAACTTTTCAGTAGAATTGCGGGCAGTCTGTACTACTAATGTCACCAACCCGTGCGTATTATTCGGTAATAATAGCAATCTCACGGCGACGGCTAACAATCAGATAGGTTTTGGATTCGGATACACGAAGAATGCTTCCACTTCGATGGTCTTCGCTCCTACGAGCGGGACAGCGACCTTCCAAGCTCTCGTCAACAAGTACAGCGTCAATCAAACAGGCGGAGCGAACGGAGCAGTTACAGGTCTGCTTGTCAACGCTGTAGAGACGGCAGTAGGCGGAACTCATCTATTACTCGATCTACAAGCAGGAGCAACAGGCGGAACGTCTGAATTTGCGGTAAATAATACTGGTATTGTTACTAAATACAACGCTATCACTACTGTAAGCAACGGCGTTCCCGGAATCTACGGAACTGCGGATTTGACCGCTCAGACTGCGGCCAAAACAGCCACAACTTTATACACCCCAACTGCAACAGGATTGTATAGAATCTCTGTTTATTTGAAAGTAACAACTGTCGCCAGCGCATCATCAGTCCTTGGTGGAACAACTGGCGTTACAATTACTTATACAGATGGAACAGATAGTGTCGCCCAGAGTGTGGTTGCTCGGTTAGCCACGCAAGCAGGGGCCGCCGCAATTGTCAACGCTGGAAATACAACTGCTACTTCATTGCAAGGCGAAGTAACTATCTACGCCAAGACAGGCGTTGCTATTCAGTATGCGATTGACTATACCAGTGTCAATGCCGCTGAAATGGCGTATGAGGCGCATTTGAAAGCCGAGGCTCTCTAAATGGCAAATAGTTCAATCAGACTTCTCGACTCCCTCGAATTTTGTAAAAAATTTGTGTATAATCGACCTTTGTCTTTGGGTAGTTTCAAGGAGCCTATTCTAACTGCGGCTAATATAATCAAACAAACCATTCTCGGCCCGCCTTTCTCTTGGCGCTGGAATAATGGTGTAACTGGATTTTATTGCACAGCGAACGTTCAGGACTATAAACTTGGAAATTGGGCGGCTTCTACTGCGTTTTCTTCCGCTTTCAGGATCATAGACACAAACAGCAATTCTCAGCGAGTTACTACAGCGGGAACAAGCGGGGCGTCTGCACCGTCGTGGAATAACACCACAGCCGGAACTACCGCAGATGGGTCGGTTGTGTGGACGAACGATGGCCCGATTGCAAATTCAACCCCCAATTATACTTTTGGCTGGATTGATGTAGCATCGGTGCAGGATATCGCTCCGACTACGCCAAAATGGTACGAGATGTCACCCAAACTCAGTCTTGCTTTGGAATCTTCTCGCGCAAGACCAACCAACGTGTCTGCTCAATTTGACAATGCCGCTGGAGTGATTACTTTTCGTTTGATGCCGGTTCCGGATGTGGCGTATCCCATCTCTCTTACAATTCAGCAAAAGTCCGCGCTTTTTACAAGTCTAAACGGAACTTGGGACCCGATTCCAGACGAATACAGTTACATTTATCAGACTGGTCTTTTGGCTTTGATTCTTATGTATGCCGACGACCCAAGATTTTCTGCTATGAATCAGAAATTTGTGGCGCACTTGCTCGGAGCCGCGCAAGGTCTGACAGACACCGAACGCAACATCTTTTTAAACAATTGGCTGGCATTGAGCGGTCAGGCTTCTTTGAATAATCTCAACCTCCAACAAGGCACGCAAGCGAGGAATGTTCTATAGTGGCTGGCTCTTTACAACTCGCTGGCGCACAACCAAATAAATCGCCGAGATACGCCGCGCTTTATACTTCTCGATTCTTCAGCGGACTCGTAACCAATCGCAGCCCGCTACGAAGCGCGGGGTCCGCCTACGAAGAACGTTATCTTGGGAATCGCGGAGACGCTCTAATCGACGGGTCAAATTGCGAAATCACGCCGCGTTTGACCCTTTCCCGCAGACCCGGCAATCCCGTCTATAACTCGAATAGCTTTACGGGAGTGGATGCTTTTTATTCCTTCCGCGAGTTCAGTTCTACTACAGAACAGATTCGAGTAATGGTGGATGATTCCGTTGGTTTATACGACGGAACAGGAAGCACCAAAACGCTTGTATGGACGAAGAGTTCCGGAGCAGGTCAGGCATACATGCAGTCTGTTGGCAACAATCTGTTTTCGCCAACGGAGTGGATCAGAAAAAATGGGTTCAAACTTTATTTACCAGAAATGCCAGCGGTTCGTTTCCGAACATCGCAAATAGCACTACACTTAGCGGCACAACCCCTTTTCTAAGCACATACGTTATAGATAGCAACGGCAGTCTTCAGCAACTTCTCGCAACCAAATTAACCACAATCAGCAACGTTGCCTATACAAGCGCAACGAATACGCTGACTTTGACGGTTGCTTCGACGGCTGGAATGGTCGCGAACGATCTTCAGATTTGTTGGGGGTTGGCTACTGCGACTTGGCTCAACGGCATCACCATAAAAGTAGTTACCGCCGCCGCTACGACTGTTACCGCCACTCTAGTAAACCAGACTCGCGCCGATTACGGTTCTGCGGCGGATACTGGAACCTTAGCGGCGGCAGTCGGCGGGTCGCCCGTAACAGGAACCGTTCCCACTTGGAGTACAACTGTACCCGCAATCGGCAATAACTATCAGGGCGGGATCACAACGGACGGAACTGCGCTGTGGCTGAATAAAGGCAATCCCGTAGAAAATTGGGGAATTGTTCAGACCGCTACGGCCCCGACTGTCGCAATAGGATCGTCTACTTCATCGTGGCATGGGAATTATTTTTATTCTTTTGCGGGCGTAATTATAGATTCCAATGGACACGTTCAGCAAGTTACTACGGCTGGAAAGTCCGGGGCTTCCGCTCCCGCATGGTCAACAACTCTCGGCGGCACTACGACAGACGGAACCGTTGTTTGGACCCTGATTCAGACTTCCGCTTCTCTGGCGTGGCAGACTCATACTCAATACGGTCCCGCAACGATTACCAATTTTTCCATCACGACCAACGTTGTAACCGTCATTTGTGCAAACAATTTCAAAGCCAATCAGACTATTTTGATTGCGGGGTTGACTACTGGTACGTATCTGAACGGCCAGTATCTTCTTATCATAGCGGCAAGTGCAACTCAGTTTACCGCAGCCTTTACGCACACGAACGTAGGCGCTACACCCGATAGCGGGACGGCGACTCCCGGAACTTTTCTAGTCAACAACGCCTCGGGAACAAATTGTTTATTCAAACTTTCCGTCCCGATTACGGCTCCGTATCTAACGGGAACTATAAACGTCCGTGGATGGCTCAGTGACGTTGCCTTTGATAAATTTTTCCCCGCTCCCGCTGGAGATTTTACTTTTACGTCTCCTTCCTTGAATTGGGAAGGAACCCACGACGGAAACACCTTGATGAACATTCTCAATGGTGCGGGGGAGACGACTGGAACAACCGACACTGGACACCACAATCATTGGGAAGCCGCTATTACGGGGAACATTCACATCCGGGTTGCGGGGCAGTATTCTTTCAATCTGAATCACGATGATGGGGCGTTTTGGGCTTTTGGCGGAACTGCACAAAAAATCAGCGGAGGATTTGTAGAAGCTTCTGGATTCGCGTCAAGTCCGCATACTGTAACCGCTGTTCAAGGTTATGGTCAGATTACCGGAAATAACGGAGCGGGGGCTTCTCCAGTACAATCTTCCGTATGGAATTTTCCCACGGTTGGCGACTATCCGTACGAAATCGATTGGGCGAACTGGAAAGACCAATCGGTAATGATTCTGACCGCCAACGGTCAACAGATTTGTCCCACTCCCGATATGAGCGGAACTACTGCCCCGGTATGGCCTGCTTGGACGACTTCTTTTGCCCCGAATTATCCCAACATAAAAGAAGCAGCAGGACAGTATGTGTGGAACAACTTAGGGCCGACTACGGACTATGTATGGGCGGCAAATGTCAATTTCACGCTGCCGAATACAACAATCACCGATCCGAATAATAACACAGAGGCGCCGTATCGAACTGGAGTTAGCGGGAATACGGTTCCGACTTTCGCAAGCGGTTTGAATCAGCTAACCAATGATAATCCAAATCTAATCTGGATCAACAAAGGCCCTGCGTCGGCTCCAACGCCAGGAACGATTAGTGCGTTTCTTGGCGGGTATCAGTACGCGGTTGCTTTGGTAAATTCGGCCACGAATACTGTATCTAATTCACCGCAATTGAGCGTTGCAACGGGTAATTTTATTGGCGCGGCTGGAGTTACCATCACGGGTGGTTTGCCCGCAACAGCCAGCATCGATCCGCAAGCGGACTATGTAGCGATTTTCAGAACTACGGATGGATTTACTACGCCTTTCCTGATTTCTGGAACTGGAAACTCAATTTACACGATTCCGCTTTCGACTTATCTCCAAAACGGGTATAACGACACGGCAAGCGACACACAACTAAACAACTTAATTCAGGCTCCTAGATTTGGAGAAAACACCCCTCCCGCAAGCGGGGCGAAAAATCTAACATACCATCTTAGTCGGATTTTCTTCAGCATTGGAAACACCGTTTATTGGACCTCTGGACCCGATACTCCTGTCGGAAACGGAGTAGAAGGCGTTGCTCCGGCAAATACACAAGTATTTCCTTCTCTCGTAACTCGAATTGTCGCCACTACCGTAGGGGCTTTCGTATTTACTGTCTCCGACATTTATGTTATTGTGGGACAGGGAACTACAACGTCTCCAATACAACCCGCGTATCCGTATTTAAAAGGCATAGGTCTTTTGAATTACAACGCTCTGGATGTCAACGGATCGGACATCGGATTCTATAGTTCTGATAAACGATTCATTGTATTGAATCCGTCTTCCGGTCCGAGCAATGTGGGCTTCGCACTCAACGATAAATTAGAAGGGTCTTCTTGGAACGGCTTGAATGTTTATGTCGCATGGCACGCTTTCGGTCAAGATAACGCTTGGTTTGTGGCAGACGGGTCAACAGGATGGTATCGCGTTACTCCTACGCCCTCTCCCGAACAGGGGATAACGTGGTCTCCCTTCGCTACGATTGTTGGCGGGGCAAAGGCCGTTAATTCCATCGAAACGTCTCCCGGCGTTCGCAAACTTCTCGTTGGACCAACAGGTTCCGGTTCTATTCTGAATAGAGATTTTTTAAGCAGCAGTCTAGACGGAACTTCTACCTATACTTGGTATGCAATTGTAGGAAGTCATGTTCTTGCAACCCCAGGTCAACTTGCTGAGGTCGCTTTCTTATCGACAGATTGTGTTGCGATAGGAACGAAGCCCTCTATTAGCGTCATTTTTAACGAAGCGTTTCCGTTTTATACGGGGCCGTTTGAACAAATCAATTTCTCAACCCCCGACCCCCCTCAACTACCAGAAAGCAAATCCATATACGGACAAAGATTCTATTTGTCTGAAACTATGGAACCTGCGATCTGTCGTTCAATGCAGTGGAGGATTGACTTCCCGAGCGAGAACGTGAAAAACGAATTATTGGCGGCAACAATTTACGGGGCGATTCTCGTGGAAATCTAATGACGATTGAAGAATCTACGCAAATCGATACATCTAAATACGAGAGAAGACTTCCCTCCCCACCCCCGGCATCAGAACCTTCCAAGAGTTTGATGCCGGATCGGGATGCTTTACAAATTTGTTCGATGCCCGTCATACCAGGGTCGTTTCCGTCCTCCGATAATATTCGGGATTTTCATCTTGGCGGATCGGTTCCGCAACAAAGATCACCGCTGCCTCCACCAATCAGTGCTCAAGGCGCGGGAACGAATTCAACAAGCATAGTAACAAGTTCGGCGTCATCTACTTCAACCAACAACCCGCCATTGGCGCAATCGGCGTCTGTTACAACTCCAGTTTTGAATCCGGGAGATCAATTCATCGGAACGATCCTTCTGGCCAAATCTTTTTATTTGATTCAATTGACCGTATCTTTAGGCGCAAGAGTTCAGTTATATTCTACCGCAACATACCAAAGTCTTGACTTAGGAAGGGCGGTAATAACCCCCGTTGGCCTTGGAACCAATCAAGGTTTGATTTTTGATGCGGCGTTGGATACGGCCCCCATAGTTTGGCAATGCAATCCCGTTCCATTAGGGGCAAATGCGGACACTCCGCAGACTAATGCAATCTACGTAACGATTACAAACATCGATGTTGTAAGTTCTCCTGTTTCCGTGACATTTACATACGTGCCGACACAGAGCTAACATGATAAATAGAAATTTGACAGAAGAAGACAAGACCCTGCTTGCCGATTGGATCGCCAAAGAACCGGACCATAAACACACCCCTGAGTTCTATTTTGAACCGGGCAGCAAAACAATTATGTATCAAGATGAACAGGGTCCGGTCTTCGCGGTGAAGTATTCCTCGGCTCTTAGAGTTGATGTAGAGTTCAATCCAGAAGCGGAAAAAGATAGAATCAGAGAAGCCTTGAAAATTGTAGTTCCAGATGTGGCCGCGCAAGCGAAAGATCAAAAGTTCAAAGAAATCGTATTTACTTCTGTATCTAAACCTCTAATCGCGTTCTGTAGGTTGTTAGGGTTTTCTGCAATACCCGATTATCGGAAGGTCATCTAAATGCAATATGTCTATACAAAAATTGTAATCGACTTGGCCTCTTCAGAAATCCTCGAAAAAGAAGGATTTTGGTACGAAGGTCCCGTTGACATGGCTTGCGGGGCTTCGCAGCAAGAGAAAGACATTTTTCAAATGCAGAAAAGTGCCTACGCTACTTTACAGGATCAGGCAAGTCAGATTTTCGGGGCGTCTTCTAAAATTTTCTCCGATCTGACTTCTGCTTTTGAACCTATTTTGGCTGCGGGGCCGGGACAAGAAGGGTATACTGTCCCCCAGAAAGCCGCTTTAGAATCCCGCGCAATTACTCAAACTGGAGAGGCGTATCGGCACGCACAACAGGCTGCGGGAGAACGCATAGCTGCGTCTGGAGGGGGGCAAGCGGTTCTTCCTGCTGGATCAACAGCGGCTCTACAAGCAAGAATCGCCGCAGAAGGCGCAGGGGCGACAGCGGAACAGTTATCCAACATTGATTTACAAAGCGCGGAACGGGGCAGACAGAATTGGTTAAGCGCAGCCGGGGTTTTAAGCGGAGCGCCGAGCGTATTCAATCCCGCAACAGGCGCGGCAGAAGCGGGCACGCAAGCGGGAGGAGCAGCCGCAGGAACGGCCAAAAGCATTACTCAAGCAAATCAAAGTTGGATGCAACCCGTTGCGGGAATCCTTGGCGGGATAGCAGGAGCGGCAACGGCTGGCCTAACTGGTGGAATGAGCGCGGCAGCCCCCGCTGCTACGGGAGGTTCAGGAAAATGCTACGTCGCTGCTCGGATTTTCGGCGGATGGAACGACCCCCGAACAATTCTTGTCCGCAACTATCTCTTTACTCAGTTCAACCGTAGCTGGTATGGGTCTATTCTGACTAAACTCTATGAGAAATATGGCGAGTGGGTGTCTAATCACAAGATATTTGTCAAGGCGCTCACTCCGTTATTCAATCTCGCACTTGTAAAAGCAAGAAAGACCGTAAGAGGATAAAAATGGCTGGTGAAAATCAAGTAGGATTTGGAACAGGCGCACAGACTGAAACAAGCGACGTGCCCAATCAAATACCCGTACCCGATTCGTCCGGAACCGGACAAATGCCTCCGTCTGTGGGCGCTCCCGCTGCCGCGCCGCAAGGACCGCCACAACAGGCGGGACAACCCCCTGTTCAAGCTGTGGCCGCGCATCCTAAAGCTACTCTATTCCATTCAATCCTCAATGTACTCGGCGGCGGGGATAAGGAACAGTATTCAATTGACCCGCAAACAGGAACAATGAGCACTTCTCGTGTTCCTCAAACTTCCGGAGCATTATCTAAATCGATTATTGCGGGGGCGCTTACGGGTTTGTTCGCGGGTGCGGGGGAACACGGACCCGGAGCGACGGGCCGCGCATTCCAATCGGGCGGACAGGCTGTTCAGCAACAGCGCCAAATGCAGGATGCACAGCAAAAAATGGAAGCGCAACAGAATTATGAGCGCCAACAGAAGCAGATAGTGAGTAAGGCTCAGATTTTCGCAGCAAATTCTCGCGCTATGCTAAACATGTCGCAAGCCGCAAAACTTGGGCAAGAAACAGCAGAAAAATATGTAACAGATTTCGATCCTATTTATGAATCGGCACAGCAAGACGGTCGTGTTACCCAAGACAATATTACGGAGCAAGACGCCCTTGCCGCGATAAAAGACGGAAAAATCAACGCAGGAGACCATCAGTTTATTCCCCGCAAAGCCGTTCCCAACGAAAAAGGCGGAATTGACTATGTAGGTGCAATTATGGAAGATGGTCGTTTTGATCCGAAATCCGATCCAGAAGGGTGGGCCTCCGCTCAGAAAAATGGATTTATTCCAAAAGGAATTTCCGCTGATGGAGCAAATCTAAAAGTTTCTACCTGGAATCAAATCAAGCAGAAGAACGCAATGGTGTCAACTGCTCAAGCAGAAATGAAACTTGTCCACGATAAACTCGGAGCCGTCGCAGAGGCGATGCCTTCTTTTGATGAAGCAATTCAAACTCCGGGAATGGCTAATGCTTTATCTAAGTTTCAGTCCTATTTGCAAGGGGCTAAAGGATTCGATCCGGTAGCAGCCATTAATCAGATGTCCAAAGAAGTTCCGGATAAGAAAAATCCGGGACAGATGATTCAAAACCCAGATTCTCGTTACGTTCCCTTGATTTACAAAGCCTTTGGCGGACAGGATATTCTTTATGAGTATCAACAAAAAGCTACGGGAAAAGCTCCGGAAATGGACATAAAACAAGCGGTTGCTCTGCGGGCAAAACGCGATGCGGGGCAAGAAGTCGATCCCGATGAATTGAAAATGGCCGACAGCGTTTATCAACAGAATATTGGATTAGCAGGGGCCAAAGCGGGAGCGACAGAGCAGGCCAAGCAAGATGTAGCAACCAAAACAGAAGAGGAACAAGAAAAATTCTTGACCACTCCTTCCGATTGGGATATGGATGCCGCTTTAAAAACCAAACAGATGGATCAATTTGAAGCAGAGAAATATTTGAAATCAAAAGGTTGGACAATTCCGAAAAATTTTGCAGAACTTTACGCAATCGGTACCGGAGATGTAGACCCCAAAACTGATCCGCAAAAAGGATACAGAGGCACGGGCATAGTAACTGCTCAAAGTGCTGCTACGTTTATTCGTAAAGCAATTAATCCGAATTTCTCTTCCTCAGATTGGTTGAATAGAAAACAAATAGAGCAGGAATACTCTTCCAAGAAAGCCAACACCGCTGGCGGAACTATCTACGCGGCGGGTGTTGCTGCGCGGCACTTGCAATCTTTGGAAAAAGCAGCAGGTGCACTTGCTAACGGAAATATTCAGGCTTTTAATGCGGCTGCCAATGAAGTTGAGGTTCAAACTGGTCAACCCGCCCCAATGGTGTTCGCCGCTATGGCAAACAAAGTAAATTCTGAAGTCGAAAAAGTCGTGTCTGGTGGTGCTCCTTTAGAAGCTCAGTTAAAAGAAATGGGCAAGACTCTGCCCACTAAAGCGTCAATGAAACAAGTGCGTGGGGTTACAAAAGGATACTTGAACCTCATGGCGGGCCGCATGAGCGAATTAGATTCCGCATACGTCCAAGCAACCGGAAAACACGTTTCGATTCCTGATGAAGCCAAAGCAATTTATAAAGATCATGGCGAGGGCGTCAACGAGGGCTGGATGTTAGCTAAACCCTCTGGACATCTCCCTACAGATCGAATTATAAATCCGACAAAACAAGATCAACAGAACCAACCTATTTTTGCCAATTCTCCCGGCAAGCCAAGATTGATGTCTACGGACGGAGGTAAAACGTGGCAGACGGCACCAGCCCAACAGTAAGTCTTCCCGCAGGGTATTCTTTGGAATCTGGCGCGGCTCCTTCTGGTCTTCCAGCAGGATATACCGCCGAATCTGCGCCTGCCGCGCAACCGTCCACATCTGAACAAACGGGTGTCTTGGAAAGAGCCGGGAAAGGAGTTGCTGCGAGTGCTGCGGAAAGTCTAGTGGGGTTGGGCAAGATCGGGAGCAAGATTCCGGGAATGCCCTACATTGCTGAAAAAGCAGGCGATATAATGGGCCTGCCAAAATTACCAGCAGAAGTAGACCCTTATAAAACAGTTGAAGAAGGAATCAAACCGGCAGTTGCAGAAGCAACAAGCACACCAGCGGGGATGATTGGGTATGGCGGGGAAGTTCTAACTGAATTTCTGTTAGGAGACGCTGCGCTAAAAGCTCTACCATTAGCCGAAAAACTCAGTCATGTTTCGTCTGTAGTGAAGATTTTTGAAAAATCTCCCCGCATAATGAGAGCCGTTCAATCCGGCGCGGACCTCGCAAAATTAGAAACTTATCTAAATCCAAATGAACTTGAGTTTTTAACCAAGTCTCCTGTGATTCGTCGTTTAGTTACAGCAGGCACGGAAGCATTGCGGTTGGGAACCGTTCAGGCCGCGCAAACTGGAGTAAAAACTGGAGACGTAAAAGAAGCGGCAAAAGCGGGCGGAGAAATGGGTCTTGTTTCTGCCGCTCTCGGCATTCCAACGAGTTTGGCGGGAGGATTAGCCGAACGCGCAGGAAAACTCGGTAAAACTCTTGAGACAGCTAAGAAAGGTGTTTCTGAGGCAGAAGCAGTCGCCAAAGGTGCGGAGGCTATTAAAGAACCGGAAGTTTCTGCTATTGGAACAACTCTTCGTGAGACTCCCAAACCGTTAATTGAGGCTCCCGCAGCGGGTGTAGTTCCCGAGCATAAAGAAATCGCTTCTGTCGCCGCTCAAGCGGTCAATAAAACAGAAGATGCGATGCATAAGACTTATGATGAAGGGGTCAAGAAGATTACTTCTGATCTTGCGGGAAAAACTATCGCTTTAGATGAAAGCCCCCTCGCGCAAGCCGCAAAAGAAGCCCGAGCCGCGTTAGCCCAAGAACCCAAAGGTTTGACCGAAAGACTTGGAAAATCTTTGCAGGGAATGATTCCAGGAACTGAACGTGGCGAGAAAATGGTGGGTGCCTTGCTTGGAGAGGGAAAGAAAGCAGAAGACGTAACTCCTTCTTGGTTGTTAGGCGAAGAAGTCAAGGGAACCGCCGCAGCCGAAGCGCCAAAAGCAGAAGCATTGACTGTTGATAATCTTGTTAATTACCGGCAACGTTTGACCAAAATGCTGCCTCAGTTGGCTTACGACGATCCCAATAAACAAGTGCTTTATAAACTTGTAAATGGAGTGGATGATACCATTCAGAAAATGGCGGATGCTTCAGGGAAACCTGAAATTTCAGATTTCTATAAAGGTCTCCGCAATCAATACAAGGATCAGGTTCAGTTTTTCAATTCTGCTTCTGCAAAATCTGCGGGGAACCCTCTACGCCATCAGGTCGCGCAAAAACTCCAATCAGAAACTTTGAATAACGTTCCTCAGTATCTCTTAGGCGGCAACAATAGTTTGGCGAAGGTTCAGGTTGCCAAAGAACTTCTCGGACAAGAAAGCGTGGACAATCTCGCCTCGCAAACCATAAGACGTTGGGCGGCAGATGCCGTAAATCCGGAAACAGGAAAACTCAATCCCAAGAAATTAATCGACCAATGGAATAAAATTCCTGCCGATACTCGCGGCGAATTTTTCTCAAAAGCAAGCAATAACTATCGCCAAATGATCGACGATCTGAACAAAAGTCCGGAAGTGAACAAACAGACTTTAGACCGCTTGAACGCTCTTATCCGTTTTGGAGTATTTCCAATTGCGGGGGCGGTAGTTGGCCGAGAGACTCAACAGCAAACGAGAATTCCTCGCGCCGAAATTTGGGGAGCCTTGGCTGGAATGTTGTATGGCGGCGGGCGCAGAGAAATGGCGAATGACATGATTAAGTTCATGGCAGAGCATCCGAGCTATCTCAAAACTGCTGGAAAAGTAGCAGAAGCCGCGAAACCTGTCGCGAAAGCTGTTGGTCCCGCTGTGAAACAACAAGTCGGGCAGATGAAACCGAATCTGACTGATGTATACGGCGGCGCAGAAAGGCCCCTAAGCGAGCCTATCCAAAAAGAACAAGGAGTGTACACAAACCAATGAAGTGCTATGAAGTCGAGAATATAAAGCAAAGAAACGAGTGATAAAATAAATGGGATATTCAGTTGGATTAGGATACGGAGCGCCTCCACAAGCACAAACGGTTGGAAACCCCCGCTTTGAATCGCTCATCAAAAGTCTCTTATGCTTGACCGCTTGGCGGTTTGGCAAAGAATACGGAGGGCACCTCCCTACTTTGATGATTATGCATTGCCTCCGCAATCGCCACACGGCAGGATGGTCTCCTTGGTTACAGATTATAGAAAATGTGCCAAAGTTCTCCGCAACTCTTGAACAACCGACCGGGATGCCTGAAACCTGGGATAGAAACTTCGTAAAGATTCTCAGCGAAGTTGATAGTGTAATGGATTCAACGTCTAAAGATTTGGTAAACAAAGCGAAATATTTTGGAGATTTGAATAACGTGACGAATCCGTGGTTCCTCGAAAATATTGCGCGTAACCCAGAACATACACGAGTTGCCGATATGGGCACGCTCGTATTTTGGTCATAAGGAATAATAAATGCCCGATCTTCAAATTTACGGTGGAAATTTTCAAGATTTAGAAGGAAATCCGCTTAATAAGGGATACCTTCTTTTGGAATTAAGCCACGATGAAAGTGCGACCAATGCTTCTTCTCAAACGGTTGCAGGGCTAAAACTCCGTATTACTTTAGATTCTATGGGCAGCATTCCACTTATCCCTGCTACCAACGTATGGTCAAGCACGGCATTGCTCCCGAGTGGGTCTTTCTACATTGTGCGCTGCTTCAAGAGCGACGGCACAGAGGCGTGGGCCGTGCCGCAATATTGGACTCTCGTTTCCACCCCGAATCCTCTAAACGTAGGAACCATCGTGCCGAGCAACCCTCCTGGAGCGGGAGGCAGCGGCGGACTGACACTGCTACTCCAAACGAACTCTGTCAACAACGGAAATCAATCAAAATTAAATCTGAAGAACGGAACGAACATCGCCATTACAGATGATGGAGTGGGCGGCGTAACAGTCACGAGCACTGCCTCCGGTTTACCCACTCCCGATATTGGTAAATTTTCTCTATGGACCGCAGCAAGAAGCGGAGCTAGTACCGCCACTTCTATATTCGGATCGATGGGGGATATTCCCAATGTGGGGGGTAACGGGAATTTTACAGGTCCGTTGGGACCTACTGCCACAGAGGATGTCTATGCCACAATAAGCACCACATCCCCTACTGCCCAAAGTGAAGCTCTATTTTCATCGGGATCGACTTCTTCTCTAGTAGGAAATTGGTGGACAGGCCGCGCCATTACTTTTGAAGCAAAGGTAATGTTGGAAGATGCGGGATCGCTTCTTAACGCTCGTGTTTGGGTGGGATTACTCAACGGAACCAGTCCTTTATCCGCAGACACTACTGACACCCCTGCTGGAAAAGTAATAGCTTTTAGATACAGTTCCGCTGGTTCAGCGTCAGATTGGTTCGCAGTTACAGCCGTAGACGCCTCTAATATTACGGCATCTGATACTCTTGTTTTAGGTTCTAATAATGTTGTCACATTCAAAATTATATGGACTCCGGGAGTTAGCGCGGATTTTTACATCAATGGTGTTTTAGTTAATACTAATGCTACCAACATCCCCCCGTCTAATGTGGCCATGTTTCCCTTTCTTTCTGTTCATAGTAAAACAGGCGCGACATCGGTTTTGTTGGATGTTATGTACGTCTACGTTGTTTCTCCTCCAGTTTAATTAAACAAGGAAGCCAAAATGTCAGCCGATCTAGGTGAGATTATTCTATCCGAGCTTCGAGATACTCGCAAGGAAATGAACGAAGAGTTCACAGAATTGCGCCAACGCTCAACGGCTATCGAAACTAATCACCAACCATTCTTCGCTACGGGCGGAGGTAAGGATCAGATTGAAGACGACATCGAAGACCTGAAGAAAAGCAAATATTATGCTCTTGGTGGGGCAGGGGTGTTGGCAGTCTGCGGTAATTGGTTTCTACACAAATTAGGAATTTAAGAAAGCAAGGGATCGAACGATGTTTCCCAAAAACACCGCTGCCAAAATTATAACTTTTGCCGGAATTTTACAAGGCGGATTTACCCTCCGCTAACGGTTGTCTCCCTCTGACTTGATTACATTCCTTGCGAGACGGTCAAGGAGTTTATTTGCGTTCATCTGGGCGACTTCTTCTAACGAGGAACCGATAGACCAAGCAAACGCCGCCGTGTACCAAAGCACGTCACCGACCTCCTTCATCAAATCCAATTGTTCTTCTGCTGTAAGTTCTGTCCCAAGCTGCTTCCCTCTATTGCGGAGCAGCTTTTTGATTTTCTCGGCAATTTCACCAGACTCCCCACACAAACCCAATACCGGATAAGTAAGAGATTTTTCATCTCTGCCAGGATACTGCGCGGTTTTCTGAACCACAGCTTCATACTGTTCGAATGTCATGCGCCGCAACTACCTCCTCGGGTAATTTCACAAATGTCTTGTGATTCTACAAAAGTTTCTCCTACATGTTTTACTGCTGTTGAATATTTGATAGGTGTCAGTGGTTGGCCGTTTCTTGATCCATCTGGATAGGCAGTAATACCCCGCAATTGGGGAAGATACTTCATCAATGTGCGGCCAAATTTTTGCACGGTATCTTTGTTATTCGATTCCGACCCCCATTGTGGAAGGTTGATTGTCGATGAAATTGCGTGGTCAACGTATTTTTGAACATGCGCCTGAAATGCAATCCGGCGTTCTACGTCTTCGGCTAGCACATAGGCATCCTCGATCTGTTCAGGATCAATTCCTTTTTGCTCTACAAGCCGTTTTACCGTTGGATCAAGCACGTATTGCTGGCACGGACAAGAGCCTGTCCTCGGAGATCGGAAGGGTGGACATCTTCGATTGACCTTTCGTCGACTTCGCCCTCAGCGATGTGCCCGGCCTTGATAAGCTCTCGGAGCCACTTCGCGGCGAATGGATCGATTTCATTGTAATAGGCACTCACAGGATCGTCTTTCCACAGCGAATACATAGCCGCCCTTCGCTATCACATGCCCCGTGATAGTGCCACGCCTCCGGAAAGCCAAACCATGAATACCATTTCCACCATTTGAACTTATGGCCCAGAACGCGACATACCCGCGCCCACCGAGGACCGTCTACCCATAGTCTCCGTGGGCGGCTTCCACCGACGCCCAACTTTCGCCAATCGCTCATAAATGTAACTTTACCACGTCTGTACAGGATGTCAATAGCCCACGCCACTATTTTTTGTAGTGCCAAACGCTACCCTTGGCATAGCGGCGTTTGAATGCCGAGCAGAAGATCGGCTCTAAACTCGTGGTCGTTTCTGCGATTATGCCGATTGTTCCTGTTGGGGCGATTGCGCGGGTCTTTATGGGCTTGCTCAAATCCCACTCATCTGCGTATTGCGCGGCGGCTTTGCCGCTTGCCGCGTAAATCTCAAGATACTTGTCCAGTTCTGAACAAGCCCCGTAATTATCGTATCCCTCAAAGTAGGATAGAATTTGTCTGTTTTTATTGCCGCACAAACGTATAGCCGCGCTTTGAAATCCTTGTTTGTCTCCCTTAAGTGAGGGTTTTCCTCCGTCTCCGAATATAATTCCGTGTTGAATTCCAGCTAAACTTGATTTTAATTTAAGAATACCCGCCCCAAATACTTGGTAGAGATAATCCTTTGTTTTCAACTGTTCAGTTGTTGCTTCTCTTTTAGTCAAACTCCTTCTTGATTTTCTATCTAAGTTTTTAGCAATTCTCCAAGAATGGCCCGCTGTTGCAAATAGTTCTTTTTTTATTCCGGCGCGTTGAATGACTACCTTTTGCAAATCTTGAACACCAAAATTTTTTATCTCCGCCTCCACCCAAGCCCCTTTTGAAGACATGAGCACCGTTTTACTACCCGATAATTCTTTTAAAGTTTTCGTACCATATCGAGTAACGATGCGCGTTTCCCCTGCATAACAATTTTGCGTTTGATGAAACTGCCGTCCAGTTGCGTACAGATACCGCCCACCTGGAATAAATTTTCGTTGATTGATGTATTCAACTACTTGGTCAATCAGGTCTTTCTTTGCGCCTACGGCTTTTAGAACGGTTTTTCCTACTCGATTGGCGAGGTCCTGCCAAGTTTCAGTTTCGTGGTGTAAATATTTTTGGGCCAAGACGGTCTTGGCGAAGACAGACATTCCTTGCATTTTCTTTCCTTATTTTGGTTGTTTGGTTTCTATTTCTTTTTGAAGCAAGGCCAAGGCCCGCCATGCTAATTTTGCAGAGTGACGAACGCCGTCTACATCGAGAGTTCCTCGTTGTAAAAAGTGACGAAGGAGAGTATCCGATTCATCGGACGATTTACTTCTTGACCAATGCAATGGTTGTCCCGGATTGTGCTGCTCGTTTCCTAAATAGGAGATGTGCGATACGGCAACGATTGCATCGGGAAAATAATCCATAAATCCGCTGGCTATTGGAAACTGTTTACGCTCACCTGCTTCGGTTGGTAGGGTAGTTGCACGGGTCGGAGCGCCTCCGATACCCAACATTCTTGGATCGTCTTTCACTCTCGCCTCGCAAGTATGGTCTAGAAAATCGTTAGGGGTAAATAGAGTATTACATTCGTGACAATACCAGCTAGTTAATCTTGTTAGTATAGAGTTCATGGAATCGGTCAAGGAACAGTTTCTCTACGACTTCTGGCGCTAAAGGAATAATCAACGTTTCGAGCGGCGCTCCGTCGTCAGTTGCGTCCCAAGGAATCGGGGCAGGCCCGATTAAATCTCTCTGCTCTGTTCTAAGCAAAACGTTATCAATCTTTTTGACCGATGCGGGCATTTCATAATCCAAACCGAATCTATCACAAATAGTCAGCATCAGATTTTTTTCTATCTTCTGATACGCCGTGCCCATCTCGCTATACTTCTTGAGTGGTCGTGGTAAATCCACGAGATAGGCTTCTGAGGCGTCGTGGAGTAGTGCCCACAGAGCATCTTGCTCCGGGACCAAATAACTTGCCCGAAAGGAATGCTCGGCTACGCCGTAAAACTTCTTGATGTGCCCCGCAAACCTACATTGATACGCCAAAGCATGAGCAATGTCTCGTATGTCGATTTCCTCAATGCGAGGTTCCACGGGCCAAAAGGCAATTCCGGTAAAAGTTTGAATCCATCCGTTAGGGTTTCTCATAGTTCAGCCAAATTTGATAGATCGATTGCTTTCTCTATCAGTTCTTCGAGCGGATAAAACTCATCCCATTCATTCTCCTCTGCCAAAATGAGTGCGCGGCGGAGTGAAACAATCGCTTCTCCAAGTTCGTTCAATAGGAGAATGCGCTTGTGTTTACGGTTAGCCATTGTCCAACACCGATTTTTCCTTTTCTGGTTTTACCACTTTTACCAACCCTAAGCATTGCCCATTCGGAAGCGGTATCGCAGTAGAAGTCATCTGCACGCCTACAATAACCATTGGCGGGGGGAGTTCTCCTTGTGGTTGCGGACCGGACAGGGACACACCTCTGGCGATTTCTCCAGTTTCGATCTTGATGATCTGACCGACGATTTGTTCCACTTTCAATACAACTAAATCACCCACTTCGAGTGGGTTTCCAACTAAGTCTACGATCTTCATAATCCCTTCCTAATTTCTGCCTCAATCTTATCTGCAATTGCGGGATTCTGCTCAAGATATTCTACTACATTAGCCTTGCCTTGTCCAATTCTTTCTCCGTTATAGGAATACCAAGCACCCGATTTATCCACAACGCCGCGTAAAGCAGCTAACTCTAATAAGTCACCTTCTCGGCTGATTCCTTTTCCGTATAGTATATCAAATTCTGCTTCCTTGAATGGCGCGGCAACTTTATTCTTGACGATCTTCACCTTTGTCCGAGAACCCACGATTGCTTCGCCATCTTTGATTTGAGCGATGCGTCGAATATCGACCCTAATCGACGCATAAAACTTCAATGCCTTGCCGCCTGTTGTCGTTTCGGGCGACCCCCACATTACTCCGATCTTATCGCGGAGTTGGTTGATGAAGATCAGGCAGCAATTAGATTTATGCACGGCGCTAGTGAGCTTACGCATTGCCTGCGACATCATTCGAGCTTGCAATCCCATCTGGCTGTCGCCATAGTCCCCGTCAAGCTCATTCTTTGGGATCAACGCGGCCACGCTATCAATTACAAGAACGTCAATCTCCCCGCTCTTGATAAGAGCATCCGCAATCTCTAATGCTTGCTCTCCGTAGTCGGGCTGCGAAACCAAAAGGTTGTCAGTGTCCACGCCAAGATTTTTGGCATACTTGGGATCAAGGGCGTGCTCGGCGTCTATAAACGCCGCCATTCCCCCCGCTTTTTGTGCATTGGCGATGACATGCAGCGCCGCCGTTGTCTTGCCCGAAGATTCGGGGCCGTAGATTTCCACTACCCGGCCTCGCGGAAGCCCGCCGACTCCAAGAGCTTCATCAAACGATAAGCATCCGGTAGAGATCACATCCACAGGAACGTGATCGTGATCCCCCAAACGAAGCAGCGAACCTTTGCCAAACTGCTTATCGATTTTGGCTCTTGCATTATCCAATTCTTTTCCCACTTACCATCTCCGATACTTATCAAGTTTTTCATAGAATTTTTTGTCGTAGAAGGGCATCCATTCGACCTGAAATCGATTGATTTCCCCCGTATCCGCTTGGTGGAATCGAATGATCGTCCCTCCAACGTGTGCTTGAATCTTTAGTTTGCGGAGAAAAGGGGTTTGATCCTGAGTACATCCTGTTTGCACAGTATGAACTTCTCGGGAATACCCCTGATTATACTTGTGGTAATGACCGGCCAATAGGATGTGCGGTTTCTCTCCGCCCTGAAACGATTCTACTATCTTTTGTTCAGTGTAGCTAATGGCGTATGTGCTGCCCCCTCCTGGATGCATGACCCGCATCCATGCTTCGCCTTTCGGGGCCTTAAATTTAACATCAGCTTCCACGTGCCCGATCCATTGAAGATCGTTTCGTCCTTCGTCTTGCGCGGCGGATTCCAGCAATCGACCAATGTTCACACCCTCTCGATTGATGTACCAGCCTTCGTGATCGTCTCCTGTGATGAATTTTGTAGTAATTCCATCGCGGCGGGGATAATTCTTGGCGTTGTATTCAACTTGTCGCCCCATCCCGCTCGGCCCAATCAGGTCGAACTTATTGAATCGGGCCTCGCCTTCAATCATGTTGCCGGTGTGATAAACAGTATCAATTCCTTCAGCTTCATAGATGTCATAAAGACATTCAGCCACATCAAGGCGGCAATACTTTGAATACAGATGGGTATCTCCCATCGCCCCAAACTTATACCATTTTCCGCCATCCACAAAATCTTCCGACTTTACAATTTCCGTTCCTCCTGGCGGCAGGGCTTTATCAATGCTTACTTCGTTATGATCTAATTGAACATTATGCCCCGATGCTTGGAGGCGGGTAACTGACGCTTCCGCAACTTTTGGAGATACTCCTAGTTTATTGGCCAACTCCGAAAGTGTGAGCTTTTTGCCCAAAAGGAATTTCTTGGTTTTGGCGTCTGTTCCGTCTGAACTGATAGGTTCGGTAGCCAATCCGCGAAATGGATTCGTACCCTTGCATCCACACGTCTTATTGTCGTCTCGAAACGTCTTGACTTCTCCACAACCTAGACACGTTCTTTTCACCATTTTAGGCATAGTTTTCCTTTAGAATAGCACAAGTTTTGCAACTAAGACTGCGCCGGTTACCGCGCCGCCAATGAAATACTTGAATTTACTTCTCCGTGCGTTTGATTTTATCAGCTTTACCTGAGTAGTGCAAGCATTATTTTGATCTACGATCTGCTTATTTAGCCCGGTAATTTGCGCGGCCAGACCCGTATTTAGACTCGTCAAACTCGTTAGTTGCTGGTCTTTATTCGCGATGATCGTAGTTTGGTCCTTGACCGTTGCCTGAAGTGGCGCGACTTCTTCCAGAGTTTGCGTGGTTTTTAGAGCGGCTTGTCCAGATGCGGACAACCTTCCGTTGTCAACTTTGATTTCCTCGAATGGAACCGAAATCAATTGAGACCACCGCAGGGCGAGTGCTTCTTGGGAAAGAGTTGCGTCTCTTGCTTGCTGGTCGGTCGTTTGCTGGCTTCTGGACTGAATCGCAGACAATAATAGTTTATTCTGCGCCTGTAGTTGCGCGGCGAGTTTTGCGTATTCCTGTTTTTGTACTTCAACCTGCGCCGCAAGTTGTTGATTCTGCTTGACTTGCTCCGCAAGTTGTTGTTGAGCAACTGCGTTCTTTCCGACTAATTCGTCATGTTGGTTATCCAAGAAGCGATTTCCGAGATAAAGCACAACTACTAAGACCCCCAAACCCAAGACGAGTCGCCAGTGACTTTCAATAAAGGTCAGATACTTTTCGATCATTGAAATCTCCTTAGATACTGCGCGGCAGCTTCCATTCGTTCAGGGTTGTCTCTGAATTTCTGAATCGCTGTATTGTCCATCCAGCAGAGCAGGCCGCGCACAGAATTCTTTTTTAAATCCTTCTTTATCAAATTATTGGCGATGTTTTTCTTTCCCGAGTAAGCATAAAAAATTACCCCTCTATAACAAGCATTCGCATCCCACAACCCAGAAGACGATTTATTGATGCTAATTTTCACTTTCTGCCAAGCGTGGTCATGGTCTACGTGGAGTCTTTTAGCAAATCCCGATTGATGCCTGTCGCAAATCGCGCAACATTCTTTTTGCTCTGACAACATTCTATCATAATCGGCCAAAGTAATGCCGTATTTCTTGCGGTAATACTTATCTCGTTTTTGTTCTTCTTTGGTCATTAGTTCATCTGACTCGGTGCTTTCTGGGATGACAACACCAATTGCGCGATGCTTTGAACAACATGTTGCACTTGGCCATCCGTTAGAATTGCCACGCTATCCCGACTCGCAATCAAAGTCAAAGTTCGTTTTTGGAATTCCATCTCCGATTTGAGTGTTGCCGCTTCGCGTTCTGATTGAATTGCGCGGTTCATTACCTCCTTAAAATCTTCGTCTCGGTTCCAATAAGCCCCTCGCCAGTATGCGAGGCGGGAGTATAAACCAAGCCCCGTAAGTAGAAGTCCAGAACTGAACAACCCGATCAAGATTTTCTCCAGCATTTCAGCCTTTCTTTTTTCTGATCTTTTTCTTTGGTTCTGGCTTACCAAAAATTTCTTCCCAACGCTCCTTAGTTACTTTAGCAGGCGCGGCGGGCAAAGTAAAGGTCTTTCCGAGGTACTTCACTTCTTTTCAACTCCATTATTTTGCGCGGCCCTTTCGTGAACGTCGTCCATCACGGCTCTCGTAACCAATAAAGTCTGAATTGAAGCGGCCAATCCCAAGTATGTGGTTGTCAAATGCCCCAAAAAGGCCAGCACAATTCCAGATACCATGAATACGAACGCGAAAAAGCTACTTTTTCCACCGAAATTGTTGAAAATCCAATTCATAGTTACTCCACTGTAATGTAGATTTCTTGCGCGGCGGCAATCTCCGCTTGCATCTTGGTAAACAACGCCGCAAATGCCACGCGACTGTTCAGAACTGAACTATCTGTTTTGACTTGGCCGACTAACAAACAGCCTTCGGTATCCGCCGCCGTATTTCCCGAATGAATACGCACTCCCGTAAATCCCGGCACATCTAAAATGTGTGGCAGAGGTCGCTGGAATCGATTAGAGAAGTCGATAATTACTTTATACCTACCGCGAGGGATTGCCGTCTTTCCATCGACCTTCCACGAAGCGACGGGTTGCCCCGCAATTTCTCGAACTTCATCTTCCAAGGTAAAACACTCCTGTACGTTGTCCACATACAAAGTGCCAATGGTCGCGCCAAGATTACTCGGCTGTCTGGTTACTTTCAGTTCCATTTATAGAACCTCCAAATATCCGGGGCGAATTATAAACTCACTTCCCTCCGCCGCTTCGTAAGCAAAAGCTTCTTCTTGTTTAAAAAACACTGCAACAGGTGATCCATAGATACGTCGTTTTTCTTTTTTATCAAAATATGTAAACCGATTTTGCGGGTCTATTCCGATTGGAAGATAATTGGTTGGTCCGTTTGGTTCTTCTTGCCAAGATTCTGTAGTTCCTTTCGGCCACGTAATTATCCAAACTTTAATTCTATGCTTAATTATTGGTTTCGACATTTGCCTTCTCCGGGAATGGCAATTTCATTTGTGGGTTCGCGGCCTCGATTGCCGCTTGTGCTTCTGCTGTGACTTGCAGACCTTCTTGTGCTTTGGCCAATACCGCTTTCGCGGTCAAAGGCGGAACGTAGGCATACTGGAGCCAGTCCCGAGCGCAACCCGGCCCGCAGAAAACAACAACTATTTTCTCATCCAATGGATTTGGATGAATCTTGATGAGACTGAAGAACCCATCGGGCAGAGATGCGACGGACTTCTGTGCCTCGTTTTCATTCCAAATCAAAGGCAAGCGGTTCCCGTATCGCGCTTCGTGTCTCGGGGAATCACAATAGACCTCAACGTCCGTTACCTGCGCGATGATGTTATCGCGGTCGGTAATTGTGAATTCCTTGCCTTCTGCATCTTTGATAGTTAGAGTATTCTTTACAATTGCGCCCATTAGTTTACCTCCAAGCAGTCTACAAACTCTACTTCACATTCCGTTGCGCGGTCTCTTACGATTTCCAGAGCGAAGGTTTGTGCGTCGTGGTCGTTTTCCGCGTCTACTTTTATAATAGAAAAAATTCCAACTTCGTATTTCATGTTTAACCTCTAAATGACATCATTTTGATCGAACCCGCAAACAGGGCAATTGTAGTCGTTTTCGTCCTGATACGAAAAATCCTTGCTTGAACAGATCGGACAAGCGTTAAAGATATTTGATTCATCCGAACTGTCTTCTTCAATCTTGCGCGGTGGGTTGATTCCTTTGTTCATAACTGAACAGCCCGAACAAAATGGATTCTGTTCTCCTTCAATGTCTGCGGGCAAGTAAACATCGTGTTCACAGCGCCGAAGCATCTTTCAGACTTTCTTCGAATGAATTGAACCCCACTTGGTCGTTATAAAACCAATCCCAAGCCGTAGTTGTATCGGCGACCTTGAGTTTGCGAATTGCTTGACTGTATAATTTTTCTCGTTGCCTTTCAAGATCGGCCATTTGTTTCTTGAATTGCCGCGCAATTTTCAATCGTTCAGAAATTTTTGCCATTGTGGTTTCCTCTTTCCGTGTTCTAAATTCAAATGACAATCCGCGCATAAAACTTCGCTATTGTGCAATCCAGGTGTTCCGCCTTTTCCACGTGTTTGTCTTTCGTGTAGATGAGCATTCATGTTTATTGGTCGCCCGCAATCTACGCATTCATTATCTTGGATTACCAAAAGTTGTTTCTTGATTTCTCTTTCTGCTTCAATTTTCGGCCACTGAGCTACACTCTCGGGAGGCATGAAAAGCGCCTCGCCATCTTTCTTTAGAATCCTTATGACCCTTTTAGTTGTGGGGTCGATTTCGCACATTACACGGCTACGAGGCACCGTTGTACCAATCTACGAATTTGTTAAACTCTTTGCGGATCAATTCAATCTTGACTTTAGAATACTTTCCAGGTTCTTGTAAAACAATGATAATCTTTGGAAAATCCAAGATAATCCAATGCTTAGACGTATTGTAGGCAAAATTTCAAGAGAATTTAACCAGCATGGAAAACACACCCTATAAGTGCCATATCTATAGGGATAATATGCTTTATCTCCGACATCTCTTGTGAGTTTAATTTCAATCCCAATCGGAATTTTAATATCAAAGTTTCTGACACAAACACTACACGTCCAAGATTCCGCGTGTTTTTTCATTTACTTTACCTCCGGTTCGTATGTAGCCAAAAATTCTCTAATCCATCGTGTCAAAATCTCCTTACGAGTCGGCGCGGCAGTTTCATTCCAGTCCGTCACAACAATTTGTAAAGGAGGGTCAACCCGACATGCAACCGAAACGGCCCGATAAAACTCCTCGCGTTCTCCGTTACTAAAGAAAACGCCTGCCAAAGACATCCAAATGCCTTTTTCGCCTTCATCACGAGCACCGTAGTTATCTGCGATAAGCTCCTGAACTTGCTGGAGGGTGGTGTTTGGGTCTTTCGCGGCGGTAAGTAATTCGTCTGATGGTTTCTTGCCTGACTTTTTCACTGCGCTTGCGAGGGCGGAAGCCTTAGAGATTCCGATGTTCGTCAAATCCTCGGGAGGAATGTAGGGAAGAAGCTGTTTCGCGATTCCGGCGCAAGCGTACAAACGGGTCCTGCCTTTGCCCACCATCGGAGCAATGGATTCTAAAAAACTATTAAAAGACTTGTGATTGCCCCAAAGCAACCAGAATTTATTTTCACGTGCTTCTTCGAGCAATGTTCCGACTTTTACAAAATCGGCATCAAGCTGTTGTTCATTAATTTTAATAGAATCCAGCACTCGATCAAGTTCTAACTTAACCGTGGCGGCTTCTTTCTTCTGCTCGGTTGTCCAGTTCTGAACGATTTGTTCTGTCATTGATAGTCCTTCAAAGCCTTGATTAGAGTAGGAATTGTGCCTCTACTAAGAACGATGAATTGATCCTCTTGCTGCATAAAAAGAGTTCCACCCGCATCTTCCCCGATAATAAAAGCGGTTTCGGGAGTTTCCATCTTATCATTTTCGCCCAAGTCTTGATAAATGACCTTGATTTTGGTGAATTTAGTAGTATCAACAATCATCTTTGCGCCGCCATTATAAGTTTTTTATTGCCTGATTCTAAGAGCACAGGACCTTTTTCTCCGTTAGCTCCAAACGTTATTTCTCCGTTTACTGATTCAACGAAATCCTGAATGTGACTGAAAGTAAAATTGCCAGAAAACTTGACATCTTCGAAAAGCGGGTCTGGCACGATTTGCTCCGCAGCAAGATTTGTCGTGCCAGAACCGAGGTTTGAATCCACAGAAAGTATAGCAACTCCGTTCTCGAATGTCAAGAGAATTTTATCATCAGCCAAAGGTGCGAGGCCGCGTAAAGCGTTGTTCAGTTCTTCTCGATCAAATTTATACTTATAGTTCAGTTCTTTAGGAAGTAATTTTGCGAAGTCGGGAAAGGATTTGGCTAGTTTGCGGGAAACCAATGTAGCATCTTCTGACTGAAAGTAAAGGTTCTGCTCATCTTCCGAGACCTTGAGAGTCTTGCCTTCGAGAGCCTTTAGTGCTTGCACGGCTGGTACGGGGAGCAATAGAGTATTTGCGGGGCCGTTCACATCTGAACAAGCCAGCCGCTTGCCATCGCTTCCTGCCGCGTAATTTTTAGAAAGTTGCACGGTTCCGGTGTACGAGAAAAACTGCCCACTCTCGGTTGCCTGCAAAGCATACATAAGAGCACCATGAATTTCCGGGTACGATAGCGGGATATTCGTGGTAGGAAGCGTGTACTTTGGAATGCGCGGCTCCGCAACTAACGGCAAAGTCAATTTTGATCTCTTGGCTTTAATCGTCAGCTTCGATTCGTTAATCGTCAGATCAATCTCGCCGTCCAGCCGCGCAACGATCTGACCAAATTTTTGCGCGGCGACCCCGCAAACCCCAAGATCAGATTTGAAATCAACCGCCAGTATCAGATTAGGCGCGGTTGCGTAAATCTTCTCGCCGTCCAAAACGTACAAATCGCTCTGCAATACCGAGAGCTTCTTCAGACAGTTCTTTAGAATTTGCGCCGCAACTTTCATTCATCATCCTTCAGAAAAACAATGTCTTCAAAAGTCACGCCTTCTTTGAGCGTACCGTAACGTTGGTAATCCCGCCCGCCATCAATAAAAATATGCCCGCCCTTGCAGGCAACCCAATCGTGGACAGATACGGATTCTATTACATCTTTACAGATTTTGCAAATTGCGCGGTTTTTCATTAGAACATCATCTCCGATTCTTCAGGTTTTTCTTCAAACGGCGCGATCTGTGCTATTTCCTGGAACGTGCAAATCTTTCCGGCGAAGAGAAGTTTTGTAAACGACGCCCCTGGGCCTTTATCACGAAATTTTTTAACGGCGATTTCAGTTACGGGGCTATACTCGTTTTCGCTTTCTTGCCCCGACTCCTTGCCCCCTTTGATTTCGTCTCTGTGGATACTGAATACAGTAGAGGAATCATTTTGTACAGCTTTTGCTCCATCCAAATCGGATATATGACGAGTTTTTCCTTTGTGTTGTTGATCTGCTTTACGCGCTTGGTGGACAACAATGAATTTTAGTTCATAATTCGCGGCGATATTTGTTATTTTCTGCATCGCCGTCGCTTGTTCTTTGTAAACATCTCGCCCCGTTCCGCGACATAAAAAGTGTAGATTGTCCAAAACAACCACATCAGGATAAAATGTCTTGATGCCCGATTCAATCAAGTCTAACACTTGGTCAATGGAAGTCAAGGACGTATCGCGGCCAATGTAGTAGTGAAAGTCGTTACCGAGCATTCGCCCCGCATTTTTATAATCCTCTTCTTCGAGGTTAAGTCTATCTTTTTTAAGGAGATGCGAGGTAAAAATCGTATCAATTTGATGCGCGGTTAATTCTGCTTGATAGTTCAAAACGACTTGTTTACATTCGCGGGCGGCATGAATGGTCGCCTGAAAAATCCAAGAACTTTTGCCTTGCCCCGAATCTGTTGAAAACACTGTAGTTACGGTTCCTGGAAGGATAATGGCCATACTATCGACCGAGGGCCACGGGAAACGCAACCTATCCGGATGGTCAATCAGTTTGGTGTGCTCGGCATTTAGAAGGCTGTGCTGGACGCTATAAACGCCGGGAATTGGTTTTGCTTTCGCGGCGGCAACTAAACGGTCTACCAATTCGTTGAAGTGCCCCGCCTTTGCGTCAGGATGCCCCAGGAACGCATCATTAGCATCTTTATGCGGCGGAGGCCATTCCAGAGTATAAACGCGTGTAGCGCCTCCTGAGAGCATTTTCGCCACTTTTGCCATTGCGAGGCGTCCCGCTTCGTCTGCATCCCCTGCCAGAACCACGTATTCTGCCTGTTTTAGAGTTTCAATCATTTCGGGGGTTGGCGCGGTTGAGGCGTTCGGAAGTGAACAGGCGACAAATCCCGCCTGAACTAAAACCGCTGCATCAAATCCGCCTTCCACGACAAAAACAGGGTTCAGTTGGTCAATCAAGTGGCATCCGAGCAAAGTCGCCGTTTTCATGTTTGGCATCTTACGGACTTCTTTGCGAAGAATTGACCGAAACTCAATCGCCACAATTTTGTCGTCTTCGATTACGGGCAAGGAAATCCAACCCTTGTCAACGATGTCTTCGATTCCATCCCGCCCCGCAAAACTTGAAATGTCCTGCTTGTATCCGAAATGAAGTTTGCGGGCCGCGTCCATTCCAATCCCGCGTTCTTGCAGAAGCCAGTTCTGAACGAAGGTGTTTTTCTCAAGCTCGTCTTCGAGGCGCTTGTGTTCGGGCAAAGTGAATACACGCTTGGGTTCTTCTTTGACATACGGCTGGAAAACCCGCCCCGCAATTTCTTTATCCGCGACCCCGCAAAATTCTTCTACAATCTCGCAAGCGCGTTTGAAATTGCAATTGTCCATTCGCTGGATAAATTGGAAAATGTTACCGCTTGCATTACACGCACCGAAGCACTTCCAAAGCCATACGTTTTCATGATTGTATACTGTGAACGAAGCCGTATCGTCCTTGTGTCCCGGAAGCGGGCATTTCCCGCATAGTTCCTTACCGCGCTTGTCTAATCTTGCGCGGCTGCGGTAAAGGTTCAGAACCGCAGGAACTTTTTTGAGATCGTCAGGATTCATAATTCTTCAATCCAGTCTTGTTTTATCTTTCTCTCTACCGTAACAATTGTATCATTGTGCGCGGCTCCGTGCGGAACCAAAAGAATCTCCAATAATTCGTATCCCCGCGTCAATCCAAATCCCATTGAATTCCATCCAAAGCAAATTGCGATTCCTTCTGGTTTCAATATTTTATCTAATCCATCTTTGACTCGTTTATAAAGCCGAGAATTTTGTGTATCCTCAACTTTTACTTCAAGACCAATATTTTGATAACAACGTTTGATTTGGGTAGGAGAATACGGAGGGTCAAACAGAACAGCATCCGCATTTATTTTAATTGTCTCTACAAAATCTTCCGCCAGCATATGGTATTCGGCGGACGTATCCGGATTGAGGTCATTTGTTATTGTTCCGCGTTTACTATTGCGGGCAAACGGATCGACGATGGTGTCCCTACCAACAAGCCATCTATCAAGCAATTCGGCAACTGGCGGAAGTGAGAAAGTATTGGCGTTGCCCATTGCAAATTTTCGATTCCATTTCATAATTCAATCTTTTTGATGCAATAAAATTTTCTAAAATACAGGCAACCCGGACAATTATCAATGTGTGTTTCGTAATGTCTAGTTTTTCCGAGCCATATATCTAAAATCAACTTGAGATATTTCATAATTCAATCTTCGTTGCAGGATCAAATTCTTCTGGCAGCTTTGCGAGTTCTGCTTCTGCCTTATGACGTTCTGATGCTATTACGTTTTCAAGTTGCGCGGCAGTTTGCTCAGTCTGCTGCTTGCGCTTGCGCTGAGTATAAATAATCTGCTCGGCTTTCTCGCTGAAATCCTTACCAGCATACTTTACACTGTTCTCGTCCAGGTTGTCCAGAAATTCTTTGAACGCAGATTTGATGTCCGCATCTGAACAGGTTTCAAGCAGCCGCGCAATTTCAACAGACTGTTTCTGATTGAAAGTAACCCGCCCATCGGACAAGTATGAAAGTTCGAGAATCAGGGGTTTTACATCTACAGAAGATGAGAACTTCTTATCAAAGTATTGCTCCGCAACTCTAAGGAAATCGGTCAAAGGGTATCTGATTTCGTCGCCCTGCCGTTCTTTGGCCCAAGTCTCGAAAGCATCCCTAGTTTCAGATTGACCCTTCACTCGGGCATAGGATGCCATATCTGCCCATCCCGCATCTTGTGGAAAAATCCTCACCCCAAGAATCTCTAATGATTTGTCTGAGATGTTGTTTTTGAAACTCACGTTCGCCTCGCTTTCCTCACTGCTAATGCTAATGCTAGAGCTAACCAAACCAACAGCTAACCCTGCGGGATAAGGTCCGGAGTCTATCCGGATATGACCGGGAGTTTCGGTATTTTCCGGAATTCCTTCTATATCTGCATTTACAAAGGATTTAAGTCTATCTTGTGGGGGGGTTTTTCCGAGCTTATACCTTTTCTTATGCCCGTCAGACGGCAGCAAACCTTCGCTGTCAATTCCGACCCAAAAACCCCATTTCTTGCCATCCCTTGCCGTCCAACGGAACAAAAGTTTGACTCTTTCGAGTTCAGTCAGAATGGATTCGACGGCTTCCACGTCCACATCTGAACGATTGTAGGCGTAGACTTGAGACCATACGCGGTAGGCATCACACTCAAAACTGCCATCCGCCAAAGCAAGGGGGATCATGTTGGAATACTCCGCCCGGAATTTCTCGGGAACAACCAATCTAAGTTTGTCCGACCCCCAAAGCCGCTCTCCATCAATCAATCTTTTTGGCATTCTTTCCTCAGAACATCCTATCCAAAATCCAATTCAATACCGCGTTGATGACAAAAATTGCGAGGCAAACTGCAATAATCGCCCCGCACATGATTGGCAGACTGCCCAACCATCGGGTGAGGTAGAGATTGTCATACATTGCGCGACTCCTCCTCTTGTGGGGCATCAAGGGGCTTGAGAGACTCCTGTTCAGATGCGGACAATTTCCGTTTTCCACACGCCTCGCATTTTGTTTCGCCGTATTTCGTTTTATACTGGTGACGTTTGTATTCAATTCCGCCACGCAAACACACGCTCATACTTTCTCCTTTAATTGCGGGGCGTCGCTTCTGCCAAAGTGACAACCGCAAGTACAAGAACCCACTTCTCTGATGTCCGTACATCCACAAAATTCGCAGTAATCATTTGCGCGGCCCGATGCCAGCAGGCCGTATGTAGTTTGTTCAGATGTGGACTCGTTGCTTCCGCAAGTTGGACATCTCATAATTCCTCTATCCACAAATCCTGTGGTTTGATCTTACCAAGTTTCTTGTCGGCATTATACATCTGAAGCAGCCCCGTAAACCCATCAAAAGCAATGTCTATCTGTTCTCTGTTGTAGTGATACGGAATCGTACGATCTTCGCCAATCTGAAGAATGAAAATTTGCTCGGCTCGTTGCCCCGTTTCTTCTTCCTTGGCTTTGAGATACGCCGCTGTTTGGAATACATAGGTACTGTACACACTCTTGGCGGCCTTGTAATCTACCAAGGACAAAATCCCGTCTACATATGACAAATTATCAAGGGTTCCAATGTAGTTGTGCTTGCGGCTGTAGACTCGGGACTCTGTACAAACCGATTTGATCTCGTGTGAATTGAACCACTTGACGGCCTCATCGAACCGCGCACGAACCGGAGTATCTGCCAATGGCGGGGCAAATTCTTCTGGAGGCAACTTGAAATAGTTCTCCAAAGATCGGTGGGCAAGAGTACCGACATCGGCAGCTTTCTTTTTTACATCCTTGTATTTTTCTGTTGCTTCCTTCCAAACATCTTCAAGAAATTGCGGGCCGTGAATCTGATCTGGCAACACGCGCTCACGGCAAATACTAATCGCGCAGTTGACCGCCCATCTCATTAGTGGGGCGCTTTTGTCTTTCTGATCGGTTATAGTAGTAACAGACGGCGGTTTTACTTTCTCTCCCTTGTCCGTAACTGTATAGCGATTGCGGGATTTATTGGGATCGAAAGTAATGACGACTTCGCCGTTGTACAGATGGGACGTTTCGATTGGTTTAGGGTCTTCCGTCATCTCTTTTCTTTCAGGTAGAAAGTTACAATTTTCATCGCGCAATCCATTCTGTAAACTTAATAATCCCATACCATCCGAGAAAGGAAATAGTCAGGGCGAAAGATAATTCCAAAAATTACGGGGTAGTTTATCATTGCGCGGCTCCTTATAGTCAGCAACTTTACGTAGTCACTTTTTCAAAATGAACTTTCAAACTCTTTAAGAATAGGTATCCATCCTACTTTAATTTCCCAAGACTCGACCAAGCCAGCGATCCCACCACGCAGCAAGATTAGCAAGCAAAGGCACGAGGAAGATAAGCCCCGCTGCAACAAATACAATAACCCCAAAAGTTTTTATTCCGACATTTTTTTCATTCATAAAGACTCCTACTTTACAAAAAATTTATCTTCAATTGCTTCCGCCAGCGCTTCGGCATCGGGTGATGCATCAATCCAAGTTCCATAGTGATCTCCTTGAACAATTTTATGTTCGCGAACGAAGGATGATATTCTGGCAACAAGTTCATTATAATCTTTTTCATTCATATAGTTGATACCTTTAGAAAGGAATATCCGAATCAATTTTTTCTTGTGTGCGTGCAGCTTGCGGGACGGGTTGTTCAGATGCGGACGATTCCTGCCGCGCATCTAAAAGAACCAACTCATTCCCCACAATAGTGGTCATGTACTTCTTCTGGCCCGTTGTCTTGTCATCCCAGGATTCGGTTTGGAGGCGGCCTTCAATATAGACCTTGGACCCCTTACGGAGATATTCACTCGCTATCTCAGCCAACTTGCTCCAAAGGACAATATTGTGCCACTCAGTTTTCTCATTCCATTGGCCGTCTTTTCCCTTGAACTTTTCAGTAGTTGCGAGGGAGAACTTAGCTAATGGCGTTCCTTGTGGAGTGTATTTTGTTTCAACATCTCGACCAAGGTTGCCGATAAGAATTACTTTGTTAATTGATTTGGACATTTATTTCTTTTCTCCTAGTTCCAAAACTGGTTCTACTACAATTTCTGTCACATCATCGGCTTCTTCCGCCGTCTGGGCGCCTCGGTTCCTGTGATCCTGAATGAGCCGTCATTTACCAAACTCCGTTTCAGTCTGAATTATAAACATTGAATCAAATGCGCGGCAAACATCAATGATTGGAAGTTTTTTGTCTCTTGCTATTTCAGATATTGCGCGGCTGTATACCAAGATCAGGAATTTTCCATCAGTATCTTGGAAGTATTTGCGAACATCGCCGCAAAATAATAGATTTTCCGAGTAAAGCAACGGCGTCCCGAGGGGCCGGAACTGAACTACCGTCCAAGTTTTGGTATCCGTTGGGTGGACGATAAAAGGAGCGACAACCAACGTGCCGAAGTTGAACTGCTTTGGATTTACGTATCCAGCAGGGGCGATAGTTGGCTCATACCGATGTTGAACCGCGCCCCGCAAATAGGGAGCGAAAACCGCAAAGAACAGAAGCCACAAGACAATCGTA